ATTGAAAAATACAACCATATATATATGGGAAAATTTGCCGGCAAAACATAAACTTTTCTTTTCTCCTCCTGACTCTTTCTTGAAAAAATTTGAGAAATAAATTTGACATTCTTTCCTAATTTTGGTACAATTTTAAAAGTGAAGGTTCAATTATCAATTTTTATTCTTAAGAGAGGAGGTGAAAAAAAATAAAGAAACTCAAAAAAAGTTGTTGACAATTTCATTAGGATCGTGTACAATATTTTTAGAAGTTGAGATTGAAGGACATCGCAATTTTGTAAGATGTTCCAGAAGGTAAAAAACTAATCCGATTCTCATGAGAGAATCAAAATAAGAAAGGAAAAAGCAATGACTACTCAAAATTTCGAGGTCAAAACGGAAGTAGGCAAGGATTCTCAAGGCAACCCAATCTACAAAACTGGTTCCGCTTCTTTTGTTCAACTCGATACGGTCGATGAGCTAATCGATGTCTTGCAGTCCAACCCTGAGCAGGCAAAGAAGATTTTGGCAGATGTAAATAGGCAGAGGAAGACAGATGCAGGGAACCAAGCCCGATCAGCACTGAAGGCAAAAGATTCGGAAGCGGCAATAAAAAAGACGTTCGTAGCCGAATTCGAAAACATGCTCACAGCGAAAGGCTTGAAATTAACAGATTTAGTCGGGAGAAGCGCTGAGGATATTGCTACTTTGCTGAAAAAGGATTGAGGGAATCAGCTTTTCAAAAGGCTCATGGTAGAAATGCCATGAGCCTTTTTTTATTTTTCCCTCCTTAAATCAAGCTTCTTTCAGTCCGTCTCAAGCAAGTTTAGTTAGTACTCATTCATCCTGAGAAAGTTTTTCAAAGTTCTGTCGGGAACCACCCGTCTCTACGAAAATTACCACGGAATTCCGTCCCTAAATCGATTATAGGGCACTTTTCCCCTTCCTACGTATACTTGCCTTGCCTCACTTTTTGCCCGCCTGTTGCCCGTCTCAGACACATTTCCTGGCTTTGTCTTCTATCTCATTGTTTTCATTGCTTTTTCTGGCCTCCCTAAAACTTCAGTATTATATACTTTTCTTTCCTTTTATCTCTTTCACTCCATAACTCATCATTACCTTTCTTCATCTTTTTTGACTTTCTTTCTTGATTCTTTCAGCCCATCTTGCCTCTTCTCATTTTGAGACTTCCCTTTCCTGACTGTCTCTCAGATGGCGCCATCATTGAATCGTTGCAATTTTAGAATCTTTATGGATATCCATTCTGACTCCCTAGAGATTCTCTATGGACTTCCAAGCATGTGTCTTGCTATAGTCTCAGAATTCTGAGATTCTGGCGGGAAAGCCGCATGAATACTGACTTTCTGCAAGATTTCTCGATCCTGACCCTGAGCGGCACCCTTACAAAATTAATTCAAAATTCAAACTAGCTTCTCCCGCAGCTAGAAACTTTAAGTTTTCCTAAGAAACATAAAATTTTAGCTTCAACAGCACACTCAGATGCTAATTTCTTCTCTCCAACATAAAATCACATTGACACCACCTTTCAGAGCAGTTATACTTTAAGCAGTAACAAGAACTAAGAGCTTAGAGAGATGCAACCACCAAAAGAAAATTAGATATGGCAACAAATGATTTGAAACTCTTAATTGAATCATTAAACTCCACTGAAAGAATCTATCATGGAAAAACAAAAAAAGTTATCTCCAAAAGCCATGTGGGTTGCCCGAATGAAAGTTCTCAATCATCCAGATTGGATGATTCTAGAAGAGCTCCAGATAGAAGAAGAAACTCTCCAGAGTTGTCTTCAGGAAAACGGCTTTCAAGACTATTTAAAATCATGTGAAGAGGAAGCCCTTTCTGGCATCCTATCTCGATGCGCAGACGCCAAAGACATCTTAGCAACCTCCTCATCAATGGCAGCTCTCATCTGTGCTAAAGCCGCCATATCTGGTCGAGTTGGCCTTGAGCAACTCTCTCCAGCAACCCAACTAAAAGCAGCCCAAGATATCCTAGATAGGACTGGTCATTCCTCAAAAGGAGCCAACCATCTAGTAGTTGTCGGAGACGTTGAATCTCTTGTAGAAATTTATGAAAAGAGAAAAAATCTTGAGATGGAAAAATCAAAAAAACTAATCGAAACAACAAACTAGAACCTGAAAGATTTAAATTCTCAATTTTCAAAAATGGTTAACTTCAGAAACAGACAATCCTTTGATTGACAGTTCTCTATTATTATAAGTTTTTACTGTGAAGTCATTCATGTAAGAACAGAAAATAAAAAATGAAAAGTTGCTATTCAGAAAAAGAAGAAAAAAGAATTCTTTCCTTAGAAGATTGGAGAAACCAAGTAGGGTTAAATTCCCATCTAGGGTATCCCTCTGAAAGGAAACAAGATCTTGAAAGTCTCCAAGCCGAATATCTCCTTGAAGAATCAATTAAGAAGTTGAGAAGAGATTCAAGTTCTGCCGAAGATGAGATTAAGAAACAAAAATCATTTGAAGCCATCTCCTTCTATGCAGAACGGCCAGAAGCCTTTTGTGAGGACTTCATCGGAGTCTCCCTTGATGATTGGCAGAAGAAAGCCTTCGATGCTCTCCTTCAACATCGATACATTGCCATCAGATCAGGTTCTGGAGTTGGAAAAACAGCTTTCATCTCTTTAGCCCTAATCTGGTTTTTGACCACCCATCCAATGTCAAAAGTACCAGCTACGGCCCCCAGCCAGCATCAACTTTTTGACCTCCTTTGGTCAGAATGTTTCCGCTGGATTCAAAGATCTAAATATCTTCAGAAGACTCTTGATTGGACAGCCCAAAGAATAGCAGTTAAAGGATATGAGCCAACTTGGTATGCTGTGGCTCGAACAGCAACAACTTCTCCTGATGGGGCAGTTTCCGAAGGTTTATCTGGTTTCCATTCAGAAGATAACCTTTTATTTATCATTGATGAATGTTCGGGCGTACCCGAATCAATCATCCCTGCATTTGAAGGGGCTCTCTCCGGTCAGAATAGTTATGCTATCTTAACATCAAATCCAACCAGAAGACAAGGTTACTTTTTTGACGTCTTTCATCTACCAAAGACTGGAAATCGCTATTTCAAAATGCACGTTTCCTGTCTTGATACTAAAAGAGTCTCCCAGCAATATATTGACATGATGAAAGAAAGATATGGAGAAGATCATCCAATTTATCGAATCAAGGTTCTCGGTGAATTTGCTGAAGCCTCCGATGATCTCTTATTTCCTCCTGATTTTGTAGACTCAATGTTAAATTCAAAGAAAGACGAGATTCAATCACCAAAATGTCCAATTCAGATCGGAGTTGACATTGGGCGAACTTCATCAGTCAGTTTCGCTACCATAAGACAGGGAACCAATATTCTTTCCTTTCAGCAGCACAAGAGAAATAAGGGCTCAATTAAAGATACAGTAGAAACAGCCAATTGGGTTGAATCCCTCATCAATGATTGGAATCCCTCCATTGTGAGACTTGATGGGACAGGCATCGGAGCAGGAGTATGTGATATTTTAAAGCGTAAGTTTGGTGACAAAATCTACGCTTTTATTGGTGCCGCATCAGCAATAGAAAATCATCTTTATCTCAACCTTAGAGCGGAAGGCTATTGGATTCTTAGACAGAAACTTCCATCAATTTGGTCAGCTAGTTGGCCAGAAAAACTAATTCAACAAATCTCTGATATTAGAAAAAAGGATAGTAGTAATAAAAAGATTCAAATTGAGTCAAAAGAAGAGATGATGGATCGGGCTATGAAATCTCCTGATGAATTAGACTCTATGATGTATGCCTTTGCAGATAATACGGATCTAGAAATTAAGAGTGTATCCCCATTGTCGACAGCCCTCATCTCACTCAACAATGAGTTTCACCATGAATCAACCTGGAGCAGTTCATCAAATATTTTTTCTATGAATTCAAGAAGGCACAGATTTTCTCATAGTTTAAACTAGTTAACTCTCAGATACATTATAAAAGAAGCTACCTGAGAGTTGTTTTAAAAGAAAATGAATTTTCCACAGAAATTAAAAGATCAGAAGAATTGGATCATTCATTTCAATAAAAAGCCGAAGGTGGCTGACCGATGTAACAAAATGGCATCGACCACAGACCCTTCAACATGGAGATCCTATGAAGAGGCAGTTGAAGCCTGGAAGAGAAATAGATGTATTGGGGCCGGCCTTGGATTTGTTTTCTCTTCAGAAGATGATTTTGTTGGAATTGACCTCGATCATTGTGTAAAAGATGGATTGATAGAGAAATGGGCAGAACAGATTATCTACAAATTAAATTCCTATACGGAGTATTCTTATTCTGGCTCTGGTTTCCATATAATTCTTGAAGCAAAGAGGTTTGGCTCTGGAAAGAAAAATAATAAGGGATTAGAGATCTATTTTTCGAATAGCTTTTTTGCAATGACTGGAAATTGTTTTGATAAGGTTTCCAAAAATATTGAAAATCGAGAAAAAGAATTAGATGATTTAATTAACGAATACAATCTCAGGAAACCACCAATACAAAAAATTAAAGCTACAAATAGACCAGTACTAACAGATGCACAAATTTTAGCAAAAGCATCTAAAGCAAAAAATGGCAAGAAATTTATGTCTCTTTGGAATGGAGATTATTCTAATTATAAAAGTTCATCTGAAGCAGATCTTGCCCTTTGTAAAATTCTTGCATTCTGGTCAAATGGTAATTTTGAACAAGTTGATAGATTGTTTAGACAATCAAAATTAATGAATGAATTTTGGGATTCCAACAGAGGTTGTGAAACCTATGGAATACAAACAATAAAGAAAATACTTGGTTGAAAAACGCGGGCGCGTGTACTGCCTTTGTCTTTGTTTTTTGTCTTTGTCTTTGTCTTTGTTTTTGTCTTTGTCTTTATTTATCGAAGTGGTTGGGCGTTAAGCACTCAATAGAGTGTTTGCCTGAGAATCTCAGCTATGGAAGTGTCAATTATCGAAGCGCAGAGTAAAAAATGAGAAAAACATTTCAATATTGAACCATAATAAATAGATCGAAGCCAAGTGCAATCAATAAAGTGTTTGCCTGAGAATCTCAGCCGTGGAAACGAAAGAAGAACTCTTCATCTTTTAATCTTTTAGTGAAGATAACTGAGAAGAAGCTATAAAATGTTTATCAAAGTAAATCTTAAAGATCTTAAATATAAAAATGAAAAAAGATATTATTGCGAAAATTGCAATGATGTAGTTGTTGGAATAGTTAAGAATAAATATATTCATAGAGGTTTACATTCTTTAGTCTATTGTGAAATTTGTAATAATTTTTTACAATATCTGAAAGCAAATCCTAGAAACAGTGTTTTAATAAATGATTACTTTAAGTTAAATTTTGGAAAACATAAAGGTAAGACAATAACAGAAATTGTGAATATTGATGAAGACTACGCTAATTGGTTTATCAATAATAAATTTAAATCTAAAGCAAAAAATAAAAAGGCAGAATTAGATTCATTAGCTTTAGTCGAACGATTTAAAGAAGCTCTATCTCTCAAAAAAGAAGTAGATAAACTCCTTTATCAAACTCTTTATAACAATTTATAAAAATAAATATGCCAAATCAAATATTAGCTGAAATAGGTAAATCAGGTATTCGATGGAATTCAGGATATCTTTATGATGAGTTCCTCCCTCAACTTCAGGGCCGAAGAGGAATTCAAATCTATCGAGAGATGTCTGAAAATGATTCCATCATTGGAGCTTGTCTCTATGCCATTGAACAAACTATGCGAGAGATGAGATGGTCAGTAATGACTCCTAAAGGAAGCTCTGGTGAACAACTTACATCTTTTCTCTCCGAAAATATGAAGGGTATGACTCATTCTTGGAATGATATGGTAGGAGATATCCTATCTATGCTTCGCTATGGATGGGCTTACTTTGAGATTGTCTATCGAAGAGATAGAAAAGGTAGAATTCTTTGGCATAAAATTGCTTTAAGAAAACAAGATTCTATGGATAGGTGGGAATTGGATGATAATGGTTCCATTCTTGGTATGGTACAAAATCCAGCACCATCCTATCAATATTTATTTATTCCTATTCAGAAAGCTCTTCTATTTCGTACAAAGTTGGATGCTGACAATCCAGAAGGAAAATCAATTTTAAGAACAGCTTATCATGATTGGTACTATAAGAAAAATCTTGAAGAGATTGAGGCTATTGGATGTGAAAGGGATTTAGCTGGAATTCCAATCCTAACTCTTCCTGATAATTTTAATTTTGATGGGGAAATGGAAAAGCAACAATTGGATGCTGCAAAGAGATTGGTTGCTAATCTTCGTCGAGATGAGCAGGATGGAGTTGTTTTACCATTTGGCTGGAAATTGGAGCTTCTTTCATCTCCAGGAAAGAGACAATTTAATACAACTGAGATTATCAATCGTTATAACAAGAGTATCGCTTCATCTGTTTTAGCTGAATTTATTCTTCTTGGCATGGAAAGAACAGGATCTTACGCCCTCTCCAAGGATCTAACCGACATGTTCTTTCTTTGCCTTGAAGGATGGGCAGATTCAATTTGTTCTGTTTTCAATCGTTTTGCAATACCATCTCTTTTTCGACTTAATGGTATAACTGAAAAGAATCTTCCATATATTGTTCATACTAGACTTTCAAAACCTGATTTGAATACATTATCTAATTTTGTATCAAAATTGGCACCTGGAATATCTGCCTTGGACATTGATGAAAATGTAAAAAGATATCTTAAAAATGTTGCTAGATTATCTGAATATACGGAAAATCCAGAATGAAACTTCCTAGATGGATTTCTTCTAAAATAAATAAAACAGGAATTTCAGTATCTTTTGATAAGGAGTCTCTCATGCAAGATTGGATGATCTCTCTTCTAATTCCTATTGTTGAAAGAATAATTAATACCGTTTCTCCTCAAATTCGTCAAATGCTTTCAGACTCCCTGATTAAACTTTGGGAAGAGGCTGAGAAGACAAGTAATCCTTGGGATAATATTGTAGTTGGACTATTAATGTCACTGGTTGGATTATCTACACCGAAGAAAGGAGAATGAAGATGCCCGATAAGATAAAGCAAGGTGAAGACGGGTCTGATTATGAATCCTGTCTTCTAAACTTCTCTGGTGATGGAGATAAATATGCAATTTGTATGGCATCTTATAAACGACATCATGAGAAAAATTCCAATGGAGATTGGGTTAGAAAGCCTGGGCATACTAAAGATAAGGATGGTTCTTGGCTAATTAATGGAAAGATGCAAAAAGATCTTGAAGAATCCCCTTCTTTTCAAATGTTCAAGGAAGATAAATCTCGTAACATTATCTATGGTGTTGTTGCTTCTCCTGATGAAGTAGATGCTCATGATGAATATATGACAAAAGATGATATTCTTGATGCTATGCATGACTATATGATTAATTATCGAAATATTAAATTAAGTCATGGTAATATAAAAACTCAAACAGGTACTCTTTGTAAGGATGTGAAAATTGTTGAATGTTATTCTGCACCTTGTGATTTTATTGCTCCTGATGGTCAATTAGTTAAAGAAGGGAGCTGGGTAATGGGAGTTAAGATTCTCAATAAAGAAATTTTAGAAGCTACTCAATCAGGAGACTTCTTTATAGGATTTAGTATTGGTGGTATGAAAGAGATTATTGAAGATTAAAAGGAGTTTTAATGTTTTCTAATCAAATTCAGGATCGCAAAACATATTGGGAAAAGAGATATTCAAAACAAGGTAAAAGAACTGTGGGAAATAATTGTCTTTCTGAAGATGAATTTCTCAATTCTACAATGCAGATTGAATCTTTCATGTCCAATACATTTAAAAATTGTTTTGGATATAAGAGAGTTTTAGATTTTGGTTGTGGTTATGGCCGTATCTCTAAAATGTTAATTAAATTTTGTTCTGAGCTTTATGGTGTTGACTTAGCATCTTGGCCAATAGAACAAGCAAAGAAGTTGGTTTCTGCTGGAAATTTTCAGACTTATGATGGGCAACATCTTCCTTTTAAAGATAAGTTCTTTGGTGGATTTATTACTTGGACAGTTTTACAACACATTCATCCAGATTTAATTTTCCTCATTTGTAAAGAGCTTGATCGTATAACTGATATTGGTAGTAAAATAATTCTTTATGAAAATACGACTCCCTGGATAGAGGATTCAGATTATACTTGGTATAGATCCTCTGATGATTATAAAAATCTTTTTCCAAATTACTCTGAAATTTCAAAAAGTGATATTGATTGGTTTGATGGATCTTCAAAGGAAATTCATACTTTGTTGGTTATGCAAAAGGTGAAATAATGAGTCATAAAATTGAAGATATTGCTAGAATGTGTCATCAAATAAATAAATCTTATTGTGAAGCTATTGGAGATTATTCTCAAGTAGATTGGGAGAATGCTCCTGAATGGCAAAAACAATCATAGATGCATTTAGAAAATCCAGATGCACTTCTTAGTATGTCACATGATTGTTGGACGGAAGAAAAATTAAATACAGGTTGGAAATATGGCCCTGTTGAAGATTTAAATAAAAAAGAACATTTTGAGAAATTGCCTCAAGTTAAAGATTTTTATTTAAAACAGTTGAACTCTCGAGGTTATAATGGTAATCATTGTATCAAGTCTAGGACCTATCAATAAATATAAAGATACTGAAATGATGAAAAGAACTTTTCAGGGATTTTTATCATCTCTTAGAAATCAAATTGATCAGAATTTTCGTTTATTTTTATCTTTTCATGATATCCCTAATATAGATTATTCTATAGAGAATATGACTTGGTGCAGTGTTGCAGATCCTAAAGATCGAGAAAGAACTTTACTTTATGATAGACTTCCAAAATTATTAGATGAAAAAATTTCTTATTCTTCTGTTCCATATTCTTGTCCTATTACAGATTGTGGTAGAAAACAAGTTAATGCTATGATTGAAGCTGGTAAATGGATTTATGAAAGAGGGATTGATAATTTCTGGATGCTGAGATGTGATTCTGATGATCTCCTTGCAAAAGATTATGTAGCAATTCTGAATCAATTAGATGTAAAAAAAGTTAGGGCTGTTTTTAATAGAAAATGTCATATGTTTGATATTCAACAAAGAAAGATTGGTATTGTTGATCATAATTACTCTACTACTTGGAATGCAATTTATCTTGAAAGGATTGATAATGAATTAAAACCTAATTGGTTTTATCTAAATAATAATCATACTTTATTTATTAATGATATTATCAGGGATAAAATTCCTTCTTTTGAATTGGATTTCAATTGCTGTATAATTACAAATTCTGGAAACTCTATATCAAATCGACCAGCTCTTGAGAAAGAACAATTCTTCAAAGAAGAAATTCCTTTAACAAAGGAGCTTATTGATCGTTATGGACTTGAATCTCTTTTATGAATATCATAGAGTTGGTAAGTCTCAACAAGATTTTTATGGCTCTTAAATTGATTGTTGAGTTTGGAGAAAGAAAGGGTTTGGTTGAAGACGCGCGCGCGTGTACTGCCTTTGTCTTTGTCTTTATTTATCGAAAGGGCTTAGTCAAGCAAATAAGATTCTATGAATGAAAATTGATTCATCAATCTTGGGGAGCTTCCTATTAAAAAATGATACCATTATTTCATCCACCTAAAATGAATGTAGAAAAAATTCTTCTCGAAATTCAAAACACTCTTTATAGTCGTTGGATTGGTCAAGCCTATAAAGTTGATCTCTTTGAGAAGAAATTTTCAGAGAAGTTTAATCTCTCAAATTGTCTTATGACTAATTCTGGAACCTCTGCTCTTCATCTTGCTTATATTTGTGCTGGAATTCAATCTGGTGATGAGGTCATTGTGCCAGTACTGACCTGTACAGCTACTAATCATCCTCTACTTTGGATGGGAGCAAAACCAATTTTTGCAGATATTCGATCAGATACTTTAACTATTGATCCAGAAGATGTTGAGAGAAAAATAACAGAGAAAACAAAAGCTATTGTTCAAGTTCATCTAGGTGGTTCTGTTTTTGATAGAAATGAAATAAAATCAATTTGCTATGAATATAAATTGAAACTTATTGAGGATGCTTGCCAGGCACTTGGTAATCCATCTGTTGGATATGGAGATTTTACTTGCTTTTCATTTCAAGCTATCAAGACAATGACCACTGGAGATGGTGGTTTACTTGTTTGTAAGAGTAAAGAAGATTATCAGAGAGCCAAGAAACTTCGATGGTTTTCAATAGATAGAGATCAAAAAGCAGAAAAGAATTGGCAAGCTTGGGATAGAAGAGGAATTACATTTGATCAAGAGGAAATGGGATATAAATATCAACCAACAGATATTGATGCTTGTATTGGTCTCATTGGGTTGGAAACTATTGATTCTAGTTTAAAACATAGAAAGATTCTGTCTGATCTCTACAAGAATCTTCTTAGAGATAATCAGAAAGTTAAACTTCTTACAGTTGACCCAAGGTCAGCTAATTGGCTTTTTATGATTTTAATTAAAGATCGAGATACTATTGCCGAAAAACTTCACTCTGCTGGAATTGAAACTAATGTTGCTCATATCCGCAATGATATCTTCAAAGTATTTGGAGGGGAAAGGTTGGATCTTTCAAATATGAATTCTGTTGAATTTAACTATCTTTGTCTTCCCATTAATGATTATGTTTCAATTGAAGATGTTAAATATATTTGTGAAAAATTGAATGATTAATTTTTAAACTTTTAATTTGTTTGGAAAACTTAAACTTTAATTTTAGGAGACCTTATGGCTAGACGTATTAAACCTTATGTTGAAGAAGTATCACTGGCCATCAATCCTGCTAACAAGAAGAGATTCTTCCTCTTCAAGGAGACTGACATGGACTTAATTAAACTCAAAAGTATTATCTCTGAAAAGGATTCTGGTAAAAGAGAATCTCTCATCAAGGAAATGTTGAAAGATCGACTTGATCTCTATCCTGTTGTCAGTATTATGTTTAATCTTCTTAATGATAAATCTTCTGATGAAGATTGTAAGAAATTTATAGCAACTGTTGAATCTCTTTTAAAAGATGTTCCAAAACCTGAACAGATTAATAAAGAAGATCTTAAGAAGGGTCTTGAGGCTGAACTTAAAGAGAATCTCCGAAAAGAGATCAGGGAAGAGTTGGAAAAAGATTCCAAGGCCTCCCCTGAGTTTAAGCTTCTTAAAGATCAAGTTCTTCAAATGCAGAAGGATCTCAAGTCCACTCAGGAAACTCTTGAGAAGGAGAGAAAAGATAATAGTGAAACAAAAGGAAAACTCCGAAGAGCTGAAGTGAGAGAAATGTTTAATGAGATTGAAGCTATCGGAGATCTTGATAAAATGGTTGATCGTTTCATCAAGTTGGAAAAACTTGATAAGGAAATAGCTCAAGAATACTTTGATGGAATTAAAGAGAATACTCTTATGATTAAAGAAGCTGGATATCTTTCTGAAATTGGATCTTCTGGTAGCGGATCAAATTTTAAAACTTCTGATGATAAAATTATGGTTCTTGCAAAGGAAGAGATGAAGAAAGACTCTAATCTTTCTCTGGATAAGGCTATCAATTTCGTATTGAAAGCAAATCCGGATTTATATAAAGATCATATGAAAAGAAGACCATATACTTTTGTTGCTTAATCTATTAAGGAGACTTTAGTATGGAACAAATAAATCCAAGTGATATTGGAAATCTTCTTGCTGGGGAAGATCTTGACAATTATCAATTCTGTCCAGTAGGAATTCTTGCTTCAGATGGTAAGTGTTATCTTGCTGATGGTACTGAGACTATCGCTCTTGGTATTCTTCAGAATAAACCTAAATCTGGAGAACCTTGCACCATTCGTCATGCCTGTGGCAAGATGACTAAGGTTAAGGTTGGCCCTGGAGGTTGTACCATTGGAGCCAGAGGTAAAGCATCTGCAGGAACTGTGGTTATGACGACAACATCTACTGATAGAATTCTTGGTATTTTTATGTCAAAGAATTCTCAGAATGAATATGCATCATTTCTTCTTGAACCTGGGAGGAATGTCTAATGCCTGAACCAACGAGTAGAGATCTACACATTGATAAATTGTTATCTAATGTTAGTATTCAATATATGAATGCACCTAGTGCTTACGTTTCTGATCAAGTATTTCCTGTTCTTAATGTTGACAAACAATCTGATCAGATTGCCATCTACCGTACTGAGGATATGTTTCGTGACGAAGCTCAAGTTAGGGCTCCTTTAACTGAATCAGCTGGTGGTGGATTTGGTGTTGCAACACCATCTAGTTACTTCTGTCCTGAGTATGGTTATCATCAGGATATTGCTCAAGATGATATTTATAACACCGATGATCCATTCAATCTTGAGGCTGATGCAACTCGTATTGTAACAGAGAAATTTCGGATTAAAAGAGAATCTCTTTTTGGAAATACTTATTTCAAAACAGGAGTTTGGGATCTTGATGTAACTGGAGTTACAGATACTCCTGGTGAAGATGAATTTAAATGTTGGGATCTAAGTGGTTCAACTCCTGTTGATGATGTTGAAGGATTGAAATCTCAAGTTCATCTTAGGACAGGCCAGGAACCCAATGTCCTTCTTGTTTCTAAGAGAGTTCATAAGGCTCTTAAAACTCATCCAACTATTAAGGATCTTTACAAGTATACAACTCCAGGAGCAAAGATTACAGAAAAGCTTTTAGCTGAAATTTTTGAAGTTGATAAATATCTCGTAGCCTCAGCTTTGATTGCCAATAATGCTGAGGGCGCTGCTACTGATCTTGGTTACCTTCTCAATCAGTATGGAGCTTTACTTGTATATGCTGCTCCTAATCCATCTAAATATCAAATTACTGGAGGTTATACCATTCGATGGAATCGTCCCCAGTTTGGTGGGACTGGTGGAGAAAAATTTCCTGCTACTATCGCTAGATTAGATATGCCAACTATTAAAGCTGTTAGAATAGAAGGTAGTTTTTATGAGACACAGAAGCTGATATGTCCTGGTTGTGGAGTCTTCATTAATAATGCTATTGCTGCAGGGAGAACCCTTACCTCGTAATTTTGGAGACTAATATGAGTTTCACATACGATCCAGAAAGTTTAGATGTTGAATTGAATAGAATTCGTCTCGAACTTGGAGACACTGATAAGAATAATCCTTACCTTCTCGATGAAGAAATTGCAATAATCCAGAGTGAGTTCTCCTCCCTCAACTCTAGATTGGCGAAATGTTGTATTGTTATTGCAAATAAATTATCCGAGAAGAAGGTTAAAATTGGTGACTACAGCGAAGATTCAGCATCACTTGTAAATCATTTCAAATCTATGGCTATTGAATATGGACATCTAACTTCTGGATCGTATCCTTTTTCTTCATCTTTAACTATTTCAGGAAAGGAAGCTTTTACATTAGATACTGATATTGTTCAACCTCGATTTTCAAGAGGTATGCATGACAACAATCAATAAAAGATTATTAAAATCAAAAGTTAATATTTTACATGTTACAAAGAACTCTTCTGGAAGAACTGTAACTGGAACTGATCTAGACGTCCCTTGTCGAATCTCTGAATATAAAAGAATTATTAGAGATGAGACTGGGGATCATCTAGTTTGTAAAACGCAGTTATTCTTCCATCCAGATGATGCTCCTTCTCTTTCTGATGAGATATCAATTAATGGGAAGGTTTACCAAATTGAATCAATCAATACCCTAAGAGATGGATTTGGTATTATTCATCATTATGAGGTATTTTTAAAATGAGTTGGACAGACATCTCTCCTCCAAATCAACCTTTTAAAATTAGATTTGATACTAATTCTTTCAAGAGAGAATTGATTCATTTAGTATCAAAAGAAGTTGCTCAATCTCTTGGTGCTGTGGATAAGGCTATGGGACAATTTTTACAGGATTGTATAACAGCTGTTCCTAAATGTCCTGTCGATAGTGGAGATTTGATAGGGAGTCATAAAGTTATACCTGCAAAAAGATCTGGTGATCGGACTGAAGGAACTCTTAGAGTTGAAAAACCTTATGCAGCATCTCTTCATGAAGGAATAACTCCTAAAGGAAAACCTTATCAATTTCATACCCCAGATACAGGAAGTCATTGGGTTATTTCTAAACTGCTTATGTATGGAGAGAACTACCTTAGAATTATCTCATCTGGAATTCTTACTTCAAGTAATGAAACTTCTTATACATCAATACTAAATGACTTTTTAGGAAAATCTGGATTTTCTGAGGACTGATTATGTTATTAACATCATTAGCATCTTATATCTCAACTCAATTATCTCTAGTTTTGGATGTCTCTATCTTTATTGGAGTGGTTCCTCTAGATGTTGATGTAAAACATATGTTAATCAGAAGCATTGCTGGTGGTACTGATTCAGAGTCTGGATTGATAAGACAACCAATTCAAATTCTTTCTTATGATTTATCATACAAGGATTCAGAAGATTTCTCTTTATCTATTCATAACTTAATATCAAATAAAAAAGGATTTCCTGGAGTTACTGGGATTTCCTATTGTTCCTGTATTGGGCGACCTCATTTAATTTTTCAAAATGAAAGGTTTTATATATTTTCAGCAACTTATCTTCTTAGTGGATTATTATCTTAAAAGGTTGACTATGACCCAACAAATAAAAAATTTTTGGATAAATCTTGATTGGTGGATAAAATTTTATACAGCTATAATTTCCACAATTTTTATGCTGTGGGGATTTATAGTTCGTCCATATGTAAATGCCGAGGTTCAAAAAATTCGACAGAACGATTCTTTAGATAAGAGAATTGATTTAATCCAGAAAGATTTTAATAATATGAAAGAGAATATAAAAGATATAAAAGATCTTGTGGATAAGTTATACTATAAGAGATAAGGAGTAATTAATATGGAATCTTTTCATTCTAGATCTGAAGATAAAAATATTTTGAATGATAGAATTGTTCTTGGTGAAACAGATTTGCCAGATACTACACCAGTTCCCACAACCCTTGTCACTTCCATTTCATCGGAATTTGATACAATCAACGTTAGTAAGATGAACAAGGGCGGCATAACGGTAGCACACAACGCCATTACGGCTACGGCTACCAGCGCAGAAATTGACTGCCGTGGATTTAATGCTGGAGAAATAAACATCGAGATAATATCCGGTTCTGGAACATGGCAGATAGATCTCCTGGGTTGCCCAGTTTCAGGAGGTACATTTGTACCTCTATATGACGCATACAATGCTCTGATTTCTTTTACAGGTATTAATTCTTCAAGATCGATAGCTATTCCAATTATTTCGTCGAATTTTATAAAGATCGTAGCCACTGAAGTGGTTGATGGGGCTACGGTAACCATTCGTTTTACCCCGATGGTGTAAATATGTTTCATAAAAGAAGAATAGGAATAGAAAGTTTTTCCCTTTCCCATACTGCCGGAACATTGAACATAACAGTCACAAACGGAAAAAATACGCGTTGGATATTGCCGGATGGGACTATCGTTGCAGGTAACACCGTGAATAATACGGTCAGCACAGGGAAAACAATTCTACTTTGTTCGAATCTGGCGGATAATAGCATTCAGTTTAATGTATTAAGTAACCCGACTATTGTAACGTTTTCCCTTAAGGATTTTAGAAAGAGGTTAACATACTATTTCAGACTATACAACTGTTCCAACATCACAGGTTCTCTTGTTGATCTTGGAGCGAAGATAACGTATTACCTCGATTTAAATTATTGTCCCAACATCACTGGTTCCCTTGCTGATCTTGGAGCGAAGCTAACGTATTATCTCAATTTGAACAGTTGCTCCAACATCACTGGTTCTCTTGCTGATCTTGGAGCGAAGATAACGTATTACCTCAACCTATACAACTGTTCCAACATCACAGGTTCTCTAGCTGATCTTGGAGCAAAGTTGACGAATACTCTCATTTTAAGGTCTTGTTCCAACATCACCGGTTCCTTAGCAGATCTTGGTGGGAAGATAACGTATTATTTGAGCCTGAGTAATTGTTCATTAATTACCGGCGTATATACCCCTGTAGGGGATGGAATCCCGACCTATACGTATCTGGACTACACTGGATTATCCACCGCAGACATGGATTCTACGCTAATCAACTATGCGGCAACTACCAAAGCAAATGGGACATTTAGGGCGTATGAGAAAACCAGATCTTCTGCCAGTGATGATGCGATTTCCACTTTGGCCGGAAGAGGATGGACTATCAATGGATTAACTAAAGTATAGGAGAAAAATATGGCAAAATACATAAAAATAGTGGATTATCATGGTCAAGACCTTGCTAAGGATGAAACAATCTTGATGAGTTTAGCTGAATTTAATGCTGGTGGGAAAGATCTGAAAGGAGTTCCCATTTGTATTACACCATCCGGCGAAGAGCCAACTGAAGATCCAAATTTTGATATATAGAGAAAATCATTGAATGATGGATCTTCGAGAGGAGGCATATCGTGCCACGATTACAATTACCGCAAAACTATCTGCTTAACCAGGGAACTGTAGTAGAAAATTTCAGCAATTTTGCTGGTTGGACAAATGAAACACCGTCAGCGGGGACGATAAGTGCGGATACTGTCCATTACAGGGGAACGCAGGGAGTAAAATTCACTGCCAACGCTGGTCAATCCTTAACAGCTTATAAAAATGTATCCCTTAACCTCAAGGAGAGTGGAAGTATATTGAGATTATGGGTATACATCCCAGATCCTTTATATGTGAGCAGTTTTAATCTGGAGATATACTCAAACAATACCTGGTATCATACATGGAAAAGTTTTGATTGCAGTGCACGCCGGTCAGTCATAGGATGGAACTGTCTGACTGTTCATAAAGATTCAATGGGAAGAGACGCCCAGTTTGACTGGGCAAGCGTCACGAAAATCAGGCTTACCTTTACTGCACTTGCAGGCAGGATAAGCGAGGTTACCTTTGGTGAAATCTCCCTGGGAACTGAGTCTTTATCTCGAATCATGATCCAGTTTGATGACGCCATAAGCACAGAATATACCAAAGGGTTTGATTATCTCTACAACCAAATGGGGAAAATGGGCACTATCTGGGTAGTACCTGCCCTGGTTGGGGGCAGCGGATATATGACGAAATCGAACCTGGATATAGTGTATTCTGCCGGCTGGGCATTAGGTAATCATACCTACAGTCATTCCACCAGGACGAGAATAATTGTTTCTGCGGCGAATACAACAACATCATTGACAATAGGGGCAACACCTTATTCAGTATCGGGAACTGGCATGGATGCGGCACAGATTGCTGCTGCACTGGCTGCCGCAATTGGAAGCATTGCTCACGATCTGGGTGATGGATCTTTCTGGCTTGATTCTGGAACCGTAAGCAGTCTGGTAAATTGTTCGGCCAGTCAAACGGGAATAACTTATTTAGATAAAGACGGTCAAAAGGCTGATATCCTGGCCTGCTCACAATGGCTGATTGCTAACGGCTACATAAGAGCCGCGTATCATGTGGCCTGGCCTTCAGGAGTTTCAAACGCTGATACATATAAGGCTATGGATGAACTTGGCATGCTGACGGGAAGGGGCATCGTTTCCCGTGTTGAACCTGCTCCTGCGGGAGAAAGATATCAGCTTATGGGGCCTCTTGTTACGTGGGGAGATAAGGCAACGCATCCAACTCAACCTGAAATAACCGTTGATACGGTAAAATCCTGGATTGATACAGCGGTTTCAACTGGATCTTCATTATCCCTCATATTTCATCATTTGGCAGATGATGTTGCCCATATCACGAATACTACAGATTATCTGTTCAGTGATTTCAAGACAATTGTAGATTATGCCATTGCGCGGGGATTGAAATTTGTAACCATAGACGAATGGTACAATGGATTGACCAACCCGCGATATAGATCGGTGCCTCTGAGTAGGACGGCGGTGTAAGGATGGCTGTAATCATAAATTCCAATATTACCAGATTTAATGGTTTTCTGCCCACAACTAAAGAAATTCATAAAGGAGGTGTATTTTGGCAAGAACACCTTTTATCTCTGTCTCATCAAAATACAAACCATTAACACCAAATTTAAATAATTTGGAAAAGAAAATTGTAGATGAAAATTATGATAAACCATTATTTATATATAATGGTAGTATTCCTATTGAAACTAATTATTTTAATTTTAAAAATTATAAAGAGATCTTTAACGATCAAGAACTTCTTAATGCTAAAGCTTTTATCTTTTCAGAACTTAATATTCATCTCCTTTCTTTTGGAATCAACTATAATATTCCAAATATATGGATTCATAAAACTATAAAACCTGAAAATTGGAATAATCTTTTTAGATTAATTATCATAGGAGAGCAAAATAATATTGAGGTTTGGAGATCTATATGGAAACTCGTGTAGGGATTTCTTTCTTTAACACAATGGGAAATCTGATTTTTCTTTCTGCTGCTGTTAAAGTTTTGAGAAACTGGGGATATCAAAACATTGATTTAATCACTGATTTAAAATCCCCTGGAATTACAAAAAATCAAAGAAATGTCTTGATAGATTTAGGCTCTAAAATTTTTGATAAGGTTCTTGATAAAGCTGATTGTAAGATTGAAAACTATCAAAAGATCTACTCATGTGGATTTTCAAAGGTTCCTCATTTTGGAAAGGATGTTAAAACTATAAATTGGAAAGAGACGGGAATTCATGAAATTCTCCTCTATCTAAATATGATTGGAGCAACATGGAATGATTTTGATGGATATATCTTTCCAATTTCAGAGTCTCCAATCCTCCCAGAAAAGAAATCTCTTCGGATTGGATTAGCGAATGCTCATGGAACTGAACAGGCTAAAAAGAAATCTTGGAGTAAATTTCCAGAATTGTCTAAACAACTTATTAAAATGGGCTTTGAAACTGTTCTTGTTGGATTAGATGGAGAATTAGAAGGATGTGAATTTACCTATGACTATCGTGGAAAATGTTCCATTTATGAAACAGCAAAAGTTATTCAACAATGTGATGTAATGATTGCAACATCAACGGGACTTGGTATTATCTCCGATGTTGTTAAAACTCCATTGGTTATGATAGATGGCCCAATGCCAGTAACTAAGTTCCATCCTATACAGACTAACTTTACTAATGTTAGAAAATACATTTCTTGTGCTCCTTGTGCGTATACTCAACTTTGGAATTATTGTACATCTATAAGATGTATGGATCTTATTCAACCTAAAGATGTTATAGAATCTTTAATTAAATTTCTTCCTAAGATGGGGGAGCCTAGATGTATAGAGACTCTAGTATCAACTAGAGATTCATATAAACCATCTAAAAAAGAAATTCTTTTAAAGAGATCTATAGCTTATATGGTATCTGTAAAAGATCGTTTTGAAATGACTAAAAATTTCTTTGAATCTTTTAAAGATAGTAAACCATTACCTGGATCACTTTTCATTTTGAATGATAATAGTAATGATCCAAGAATTTTAGGATATCTGGATAAATTAAAAATTAAAGATATTGATATTGTTATAAAAAATGCTGATATTTCAAAAGTAAAATATAATGTAGATAGTATTCATTGTTGTAATGAATTAATCAAAATGGCTAGAGATTCTAAAATTGATTTTGATTATTATCTGTTTCAAGATTCTGATGCTATCTTCAAACAATATTGGATTCAGAAAATGATTCTTCAGTATGAAGAAGTTTCAAAGAGTCAAAAACTCTGGGGAGTTTCTGGATTTAATAATTCTCTTAATGATAAATATTTCCCTGATAGTACTTCAACAGATATTTATGAAAATGAATTTGGAAAGTATCGATTAAGAGGAAGTCTTTTATTTAATATTTTAATTCCAAAAGAAATCTTTAATGGTGATTTTGGAACCTACAATCCATTAGCTCATTCTTCAGATTTATCAAAGTCTGAAGAAATGATAAATAAAGGTTATTGTGGATTGATCACAATACCAAGTTTAGTAGAACATATTGGAGCATATTCATCTTTACTTCGTTTTGGAAGTGTTGGTACAACATCTTCAGATTTTTAAAGTTTAAGTTTTCTAGTTAAACTTACGGAGGTACTCATGTCAGATTCAGATATCGTCATACGACCTTGTGCAGTATATTGGGGCGTCGCATCATCAGAGCAATCTCTTGGAAAAACTCAGGGTGGAGTTTCAATTAAATTTGAAACTAAAACAGCTGAATTGAAATCAGATCAAAATGGAGACTTACCAATTAATGAAGTTATTATTGGGCAAGGTTGTACAGTAACTGTAAACCTTGCAGAAGTAAATTTAGCTAATTTAGCTTATGCATTAAACCAAACTCGAAAAGTACTTAGTGGAAAGTATGGTTTTGCTGGAACTAATAAGATTGGAACATCATTACAAGATCTTGCAAAATCTCTTCTTTTAAAACCTTGGATTGGTGGTTCAGCAACAACAAATACTGAACTCTGGTGGAGATTTCCAAAAGCAGCTCCAATAGCAAATTTTGATCTTGCTTTTACAGTTAATAATCAACAGATTATTCCAGTTGTTTTTAAATGTTTTCCTGATGCTTCATCTAATTGGTATTATGCCGGTGATGAAACAGCAGCTATTTCTGGATCTTAATTTTAATTTAAATCCCTAAGGAGGAGATATGAGTGAACAGGTTGTAAATATTGATGAGATGTTAGGCAAAAATGTTTTAAAATTAGTTTTTATGGGAGAGACTTTCATAGTGAAGGATATCCCTATTCAAGTCTTTATGGAGATTACTGCTAAAAGTGAGAATGCTGATATTGAAAAAGTTAGAGATTTGATTAGGGAAGTTGTTGATATGCCAGATGAGATTGTTAAGAAGATTGGGATGTTGTCAGCCAACATGATCTTCAAGGCAATTATGGAATGGTTTTCCATGAAGGATAAAATTGGAGATAAGGGTGAGGTCGGATCAACCAATGTAAACCCTTAATGTTTAGTCATGCCTTCGCCCTTCTTGCAAAGAGTTTTGGATGGAGGCATGACTACATCCTTTCTTTAAATTCAAGATTGTTTTTTCTCTATTTAAGAGAAGCTGTTAAGTTAAATGCTGAAGATAATTTTATTCTTCACCAAGCTGCTGCTTTTCCATACATTGAAGAAAAAGAAGTTAGAAATAAAATTCTATCTAGTTTTACTAAACTTTTAGAAACTTCTAATGAAAAAGTCGAAGATGAGATTAGAGATGACTCATGGAAACTTCGATTAGGTATTAAGGGGTTTAAACATGGCATTGATGGTTGATACTGAAGGTAACATCATTGCAAAGATTATCCTTGATGATTCTGAATTTCAAAGTAAGATGCAACAGGTCTCTAAAGATGTTGAAGTTCATACTGAGAAAATCGAGAAAAGTTTCTATGATAGATTTGTAAAAATTGCTGTAGGATTTTCATTAGTCTATCAAGGTATGCGATTAGTTAGAGAAGGACTTGCTGCTCTTGCTAGAGAAGCCTGGGACACAATTCCTGCTATAGATGAATTTAATAAATCTGTAATGACTACTACAGCTATAATGACTTCTATGTCCAAAGATCAAAATCCATTTCAAACCTTTAAGAATCTTCTTCCAGAAGTTAATGGATTGATGAAAGATTTAGAAAGACATGCTGCTGGATCAATTCTTGAATTTAAAGAATTACAAACCGTCTTTTCTACTTCTATTAAACAAGGTGTAATTCCAGTAACTGATAAAGATATTAAGAATCTTACAACCATTGCAGAAGTTATTAAAGCAATTCCACCTGAAACTGGACAGAGTTATAAATTTGAACAAGAACTGAGAAGAGTTTATGAAGGAACTTATGGAAATACAAAAGGTGCTTATGTTGCAAATTTTTTAGCAAATCTTGGAGTATCAAAGGAGGATCTAGCGTCTTGGAAACAGCTTGGTGTTAATATCTCTGGTGATAATATTCTCTTAGATCAGTTAGCTACAAAATTAAGTGTATTTAAGGTAATGCATCAGGAAATGCAAAATTCTTGGACAGCTGTCTCCTCTTCTGCTAAAATGTATTGGGATGTAATAAAAAGAATTGGTGGGGAAGAAGTATCTAAAGTTCTCGTTGAAGACGTTAAAAAAATTAATGATAGTCTTGTAACATCTTCAGGTTATTCGGAACTTCTTGTAGATTCTGCTAGTCTCTGGCATGATTTCTTAGCTATGTGTTATGAAACTGTTAGAACATTAGTTGCTTTTTTATCATTGATGGCTCCTGCTGCTGCAGCTGCTGGAGTTGAATTTAAAGGTATAGCAGTGTTTATGGCAGAGGTTAAATATCTACTTGATCTCTTTGTTTTAGATATAAAACTTATTGCAGATGAGATGAGAAATGTATGGTCTGGAAAAGGATCTATTGATAAATCAATTTTACTTTGGAAAGAATTTATCGCTGACAGTAGAATGGCTAGAGCAAGTTTAGATGAGCAACTTGCTATGATAGGTTCTAATGCAGAAAAATATTTAAATCCTATTGTAACTTCTAGAGAAAATATAAAACATCTTAGAGAAGAGATTCTGAAAAATGCCGAAGCTGTCAGAGAATCAGAAAGTAGTTATATAAAATGGGAGGATACTATAAATGATATTAATATGACAATAGAAGGATATAAAGCTGCTTCTAAGGGTTTAAGAAATGGTCTTCTTGATGTTGCAAGTGTTGAGGAGTATAAAAAGCATCTTGAAGATCTTAAACAATTGGATAAAATTCCATCAGAACTTTCTGGATTGTGGTTAGAGGCTAGTGAAAAAGAAAGAAAGGCTGCTAGAGAATTATCATTTGAAGAGAAACTTAGAACTATTACAGATGAAACAAAAGCTTATGCAGAAATTTTAAATAAACTTAAAACTGGATCTTTAAAGCCTGAAGATGTTGATAATGCCATGACTGAAGTATCTGAGTTAAGCAAATATAAAGATTTACCAAAAGAACTTACTGAAAGACTAGCAGCAGCTAAAAAAGATTGGAAAGACTATAAAGATGCTATAACAGAAACAGCTAATGAATTAAAAAAGGTTGAGAAGCTTAATTTAGATACAAAAGCATTAATCGATAGTAATAAAGCTCTTAAGGATATTTATACACAACTTGATAAGAATTCTCTAAATTTAAATACTGAAGATTCATTTAAACAACAGATTAAAATTATTGAGCATAGAGGAACTCTAATAAAACAAGGATATGATATTAATTCAAAAGCCTTTGAAAATAATATGAATGAGTTTAAACAGAATCTAGCTCTTGAGTCTGGCGTTAAAGAACTGGAAGATTTTATATTATCTGGAATTGAAGGTAGAGCTAAAACTTTACAGAAGATAAGTGATTTGAAGATTAATACAGAAAGTCTACAAGAACAATCTAAATATTTAGATTTAATTAATAGTAGACTTAAGAATGGTGATATTTTATTTAATACAAAGTATCCAAAAGATTATATTAATATCTTGATTGAAGTTGAAAAGCATAGAGAGGATTTACTTAAACAAAAATTTGATCCAAATTCTAAAGAGTTTATAGAAAATCTAAAAGCATTTAAAGAAGCACAATTAGCTGCTTACAATTTAAAAAATACTGAGATGCTCCCAGAAAATTTAAAAAAAGCATCTCAATTACAAATTCAATTTCAAGAAGATCTCAATCTGGATAGACTTCAAAAAATTAAAGATGAGGCAGATCAGGAACTTGAAATCAATCAAGAAAAGATTAGAGAGTTAAATCTTGAAGATAATTTTCGTGATAAACTTACTGAACAAGCAATGGAAGTGCATAATAAGAAACTCCTTGTTATTAACGGAAACTATCTAGATGGGATGAAAGAAGGCTGGAAGAATACTGTAAATTCGATGTCAACTGAGTTTGAAATTTTTGCAACTTTGACAGAAGATGTTATGAAATCTTTAACTTCTGGATTGTCTAATCTCTTTTTTGATCTGGGGAAAAATATTAAAAATACTGCTGATGCAGGAAGGAAATTACTTGATGATTTACTTCGTACAATTTCTAATGCTTTAGCTCAAATGGTAATGAGTGGGTTGATTAAAGGAGGAATGGCTTTATTTGGATCTTTATTTTCACCACCAGCTGCTGGAAGTTTAACTAATTTTAATTCTACACTATCTATTGGAGGTTTGTCCAGCTTTTCACCATCTTTTCATTCTGGAGGTTTTGTTACCTCTGATATGATCCCCCGTTATCACATAGGTGGTCTTGCATCTGATGAAGTTCCTGCAATCCTTCAGACAGGAGAGACTGTTCTTCCTCGTGGAGTAACTCCAAATACTTATCACATCAGTTTCAATGTTCAAGCTATGGATTCAAAATCTCTTAAAGATTTTGTAGATAGGAATCAAAATATATTTTTGAATCCCATTATTAATGATATAGAGTCTGGTAGAGGTATTATAAGTCATCGACTAAGGAGTATGGAATGAGTGCTTTTCCAGATATTTCATCAGTACCACATATATCTCCAGTTGGAAAGACAATTAGGACAAAATCAATAATTAAGGCATATGAAGATGGCTCTGAATCGGCTAAACAGAAGTGGCTATATCCAAAGAGAAATTTCAAACTCAGTTACTCAAATATTTCAAAAGAAGAAGCATTAATTTTGTGGCAGATGTTTATCAATTGTGGAGGTCAATATCTTCCATTTTCTTTCTTTGATTATACTTCTAATATCTATACAAAAGAATATGTTGGAGTTGGAGATGGAGTGACAACACAATTTAGCCTTCCCTCTAAATCTGCCATAAATAGAACTTTATATCTTGATAACTTAATTCAATCAGAATCAACTAACTGGACATTTACTTCAAATGGTGGAAGCGACTCGGAAGATTTGTGCACTTTCTCTTCAGCACCTTTAGCTGGATCAATTATAACTTTCTCTTTTACTGGATATCTAAAAGTTAGATGTAGATTTGCAAATGATAATTTTGACTATGATACCTTTTATAAGATTTTAAATACAACAGGAATAGAATTAAGGGGATTACTTAACTCATGAGAGTTCTAACTGCAAAATCAATAAATGAATTAGGACTTGATAGATTTAGAACTTTTCTCCTTTTGGAAATCTATTTTGAGGGAAACTATTATAGATATACGAATTGTGATATCCCTCTTGTCTATCTTGGAAATGTTTATGAATCAAGATCCTTTTCTATTGATAATGTATCCTCAAGTATGGATCAAACTGTTGATAGTGTACAAATTAAACTTGCTGAGTTGAATTCAGCTCTTGGAATTGCTATTAAGGGATCTGAAATTACTGATTATAAAAATCCTCAAAATGCTCAAGTTACGATTTACTGTGCTGTTGTTTATGATAATTTTTCTTGTAATGCATATTATTCTAATGCAACAAGATTTAGAATTTCTAAAGAAGAATTAAATAATGTATATGAAGGTATGTCAATAGTTGCATGCTGTGGTTCTGACGGAAATAAATATGGTACTATCTCTAGTATAACACAATATACAAACTGTTTAAAAATTTTAAGAAATGGTATCAATAATCCAGGATTACGGCAAACGTTAAATTTTGAAGTTGGTTCATCTTATAAAGTATTTTTTAATTTCAAAAAGATTAATGCAACTAGTCTTTGCATTTCAATTGCAGGTCATGCAGTATATGCAAATCCTGATGTAGATTGGAGTTCAACTCCTTTAAGTTTTACCCATACTCCAACATCAAGTTCAGAAAGTTTATTATTATATGTAGTGACCAATATAGGTACTCAAGGTATGTATCTTGATAGTATCGAAGTTAGAAAAATAATAGGTAGTTCTTATGGTCCTAATATAGTTAAAAATGGTTATTTTGATATAGATTTATCATCATGGACCATAATAAATTCTGCAAATGCATCAATAGCATCAGGAGGTCTTATTGGAGATGTTTTTATTGAACTTAGTGATTCTGATGATTTAACTAATAATTTATCTTATATAAAAAATAATTTTGAATCTTTTATTATTTTTAGGGGTTTCATTAGTAAATGGTCAATGACAGAAGATGAACTTGAGCTTACAGTAGTATCATCTCTTGCTAGATGGAATCAAAGAACTCTCTATCGTCATCCTGCAAATTGTCGTTGGAGACAATTTGGGCCTTCTTCTCCCTGTGGATATCCTCTTTATCAAACAACAACTTGTGATAGGTCTTATGAAAGATGTTTAGAGCTTGGAAATCAAGCAAATTTTGGTGGATTTAGATTCCTTCCATCGATAGAAAATAAAGAAGTTCTGTGGGGCCCAAAATGAGAAAAGTAAGTCTACATGAGTTAACTACTGATTTTGTGGGAAAGCAATATATTTTAGGTCAAATGGATTGTTTTATTTTAATTTATCAATATCTCAAGAAATTAAATATCTCTCTTCCAAATTCTTTTAATGGACAGACAATTAATAGTTATCCAGAGTTATATAAGAAGAATAAATTAGAAGCAAAAATTGTCATGATAGATTTTATTTCCAGTCTTCTTGAAGAGATTAAACCTCAGTTTTCAAAGGCTGGAGATATTCTTCTTCTCAAATATCGTGGAAATGAATTTCTTGGAATTAATCTTGGCAATGGCATGATTATGACAGCAGTTCCAGAGTTTGGTGTTACCATCTCATCTAGAAGTCTATATCAAAGTTTAAAAGCATGGAGAGTGTAATATGGGAGCTGCAGCACCATTTATTGTAATGTCAGTTTTCTATGTTGGTACTTCTATTCTGGAATATCAATATCGACCAAAACCTCCAAAACCAAAAGGTAGAATTGTTAATGGAAGATCAACACAAGAGATACTTAAACTTGTCTATGGAGAGGTTCTGGTTGGAGGCAATGATGTTTTTATAGAAGCTGATGGACAATATCTATGGATAGTTCAAACTCTAAGTGAAGGGCCTTGCCAGGGAGTTTCTACTGATTCTAAAGGAGATATAATCTACTTTTCAGGAAAGAGAATTCAAGAATACTCTGGTTATGAATCTCACTATTTCATGTCAGGAGAGTTGAATCAATCTGTTGAACCTCATCTCCATGCTGCCCTTCCTACTTTTGTTGAAACAATGCATGGAGTTTCCTATATTGTTTTTAAATTAAAATATAATCCAAATAAATACTATGGTATTCCTACTAGAGAGGTTCTCTTAAAGGGTAAGATGCTGTATGATTTCAGGTATAATACTACAGTATATTCAAACAATCCAGTATTGGAATTATATGATTATTTAACAAACCATGTTTATGGACTTTCCAAAGAAGCTTCAGAAATAGAACTTGGTAGCTGGAGTGATGCTGCAACTTATTGTGATAACAAAGGTTACATGTGTAACATTGCTTTTGATAGTAGAGATACAGCAAAAACAATAATAGATACAATTTTAAGTTATTTTAAAGGGACTATAATAAGTAACCAAGGCCAGTTATCTCTTCTCTATGCAGATACTACTGAAGAATCCCCTGTAATGGTTATTAATGATAGTCATCTTATTCAAAATGAAGATGGCACTGTGCAGATGACAATTAGTCAACCATCTGTTTTTGATAAAATTGATGGATTGATTGTAAGTTATACAGATCCAACAAATGATTATAAACCTAATGAGTTAATCATTGGAGAAGATGTTGGCGTTTTGGAAGAGATGGATTTAACTGGAATTAATGATAAGAAGATTGCAGGAGAACTGGCAACTTACTATCTAGAACGCCGTCAACTTGATAGGACAATTAATGTAACTTTGAGAGATAATGCTGTACAGCTACTTGCTCATGATTTGATTATGTTAACCTGTAGCACTATGGGGATTTATAATCAACTTATGAGAGTTACAAAAACATCTATTCAAAGTGATGGATCTGTTTCTGTATCTCTTCAATATGAAAATGATTTATTATATAATTCAAGTTACGACATTAAAGAAGCTACTGATGTTTATACCTGTAATCTACCAGATCCTTATGCAGAACCATCTCAAGTTGAAAATGTAGTTTTCTCTGAAGAAACTTATAATTTAAAAGATAAAACATATAATAGACTTAAAATTTCATGGGAAATTTCTGAAAGTTATCCATATATTGACCGTGTTGAAGTTTGGGTTTCCTCTGATGGAGAGAACTACACACATTATAATACAGGAACAGATGGAAGTTTCTTTCAACCTGTTGAGATTGGTGAAACTTGGTTTTTTAAATTCTTACCGATTAATATATGGAAGGTGAAGTTAGCTGAGGAAAGGGCTTCTACATGGATTTATCAAGTTCAAGGAAAGACTGCAGCACCTTTGAGTAGTGTTCAAAATTTTAATATTCTTGTTGCTGGTGATACTCTCCATCTTTCATGGGATAAGGTTCCAGATCAGGATGTTATTGGATATGAAATTAGATATGGATTAGTTTGGGAACAATCCATTCCTCTTTTTATTGTTGATGCAACATCAAAAACAATTATTGGGATGAAACCTGGAAATCATACTTTTTTAATTAAAGCTAAAGATGCTCTTAACAATTATTCAGAAGATGCGGCAGAAAAAGTTGTTTCTGTCATAGGTCCTCCTAATTATGTAGAAAAAAGTTCGACATCTTACGATTTCACTTCTGGAACTTTTTCTAATACAGAGAGATACTATAGTTCTAATTATGGTTATGTTCTTAGAGTTTTCCGTCAAAACCTTAATGATAAGCTTGGTATTTATGTATCAAATAATAGACTTATTTGTATTGATGATATGACAAGTTACTTAGTTAATGGTCAGACTTTAAATGTTGATTGTGGTAGTGATGGAATTAAATCATGTACTGTTTTAAAAAGTGAACTTAAAAATTACTGTCTTCTTATGCAACAAGCTGGTACAAAATATCCAAAAATGTCTCAAAATCTTTTTAATTTAACAGTAGGACATCTCTATCAAGTTTCTTTTTGTGTTAAAAGATTTAGTACATCAGGAGATAATGTTAGAACTTCATTATTTGGAACTTATGTGGATGATACTGTTAATTCTTCATGGTGTATGAAATTTTGTTATTTTACAGCTAATAGTACAACAACTACTTTGATTATTGAAACTACAAACATTTTAACTTTAGGTATTGCTTTTATTCGTGTTCTTGATGTTACTACATATAAAACTGTTGTTTCTAATGGTCATTTTGCAGTAGATAATTCTGATTGGATAGCTGATGGAAATACAATATTAACTCAAACAGATACTATTGGACCTCCTATTACTGATTTAACTATTAATGAAACTTCTCTAACTAATAATCTTCTTAATTATGATATTTTAGATTATAATTCTAATTTAGAAGGATCTTGGGAATCCCCTATAATTGATTTAACAACATCTCTTAATAGAAGATGGTGGATATTATATTCACTTATTTTTGAGGATTCTTCAACTTCAACATGGACTAATTTATTTTTAGCTAATACCAATAAAACATGGAATGATATTTTAATTAACAATCTTACATGGATACAAGCTTTTAATGCCAATGAAGTGGGTGATATGGATGCAGTATTTTATTGGAGCGATGATGGCACTACATGGAATAATGCCACTTTTTTTGAAATTCTATCTATGGAAGTAACAGCTAGATACATAAAATTTATAATTCATTTAAAAGATTATTCTATTAATAGAAAAATTATGCTTCGTGAAAATTTACTTTTAAAAAGTAATTTTTGGAGTTAACAAGGAGATTTTAAATGGCATACATACCAAACATTCCATCTGTTGGAAATCCTGGATTGTCGGATATTCCAAAAATAGCAGATAATTTTTCCGCTTTAAGATGTAATGAAATTGGCCCTGCAGAACCATCAAATCTTGTTGCTGGTATGTTTTGGATAGATACTACAACAAATATACTGAAGTTGTTATTATCAACAAATCCCAAAACATGGTTGTCTGTCATGAATTTCTCTGCTGCTGGATGTCCAAAAGCTCATATTGATACAGATATAAGTGTCGGTGGAACAGCACATGGATTGACTAATGGACATGGAGGTAAAATTGATGCTGATAAACTTGATGGAAAACATGTAACTGAATTGTTAATACCTAATTATTATTTAGGTAATAATGGTATTTCCCCATATGCTTCTAGTGATTGTGAACGTATTGCATATGCTGAAGGTATAATTAAAGAGTTTAAACTGAATATCTTACCATCAACCACAATAAAAACTTATTTTGAAATGAAATCTATGAATGCTGATTATGCCGTAATAGGACAAATTTATAGAAATGGAGTAGCTGTTGGAACACTTAGAACAACATTTAGTACATCTTATGTTGGATACACGGAAAATATTCCTAATTGTAGTCCTAACGATTTAATTCAATTATATGTAAACGTTGCAGGAGCTTGGTGGAATAATAATGTTGCAGTTAGAAATTTTCGTTTATTAGGAACAACTAATATTGAAGTTACTAAGGATTAAATTTAGGATACTCTATGATAAAACTTAAAAGAATTATAAGAGAAGATATAACTTTTGGAGTTTTAATTAAAGATGATAGAATTCCAATTTGTTTAACATTGGAACTTCCTTGGAAAGAAAATAAGGAAAATATTTCTTGCATTCCAGAAGGTAAATATCAATGTAAACTTATAAGTTCTGAAAAATTTAAAGAAGCTTATCATGTTTTAAATGTTAAAGATAGAAGTGGAATTTTAATTCATTCTGGAAACACCATTTCTGATAGCCAGGGTTGTATTATTCTAGGAAAGGAATTTGGAATACTTAATGGAAAACTTGCAGTGTTAAAGTCAATTTCTGCATTTTATCTTTTAAAAGATTTTGTTGGAACCGAATTTGAATTAGAAATTTGCTAGAAAAAAGCCAGCTAATCTTATGAAAAGCTGGCTTTTGTTTATTACATCTTGAAATAAAAATCACCAAGGTTGAATTAGCATAGGGTTTGTAATTTGATCCATTTCAAGATCTTTCTGAACACTTAATTTTCCAAGGATTCTAAAGTTTTTGAAAGCAGCTCTTGTAGCGCCACTATCTGTCATTGCCCATAATTGAATTTCATCTCCATCATGAATATTCTTAATAATACATTCCCTTTGTGTACCTCCACGATCACAACTATCTGCAAAAAGATTAGATGAACAAGTATGTTCACCTGTTAGAATTAATGATTGATCAACAGTTATACGATCTGAAAGATCTACATAACTTTTAGCCCTATCAAGATTCTTGGCTATGTATACAAAAATTCCAGTACCTCCTGCGTGACTAAAGTTTTTACTACCCATTTTCCAACCTATTCTAAGATTGGAAGCTGGACATTTATTAAGTTTAATAAATTTAATACAATGATAATTACCATCATTGTAACTTCTAATCTCCTCTTTATCATTAGCATACCAAACATCTCTGCCATTACAGTCAATGTAGACATTAGAAGATCTTGAACAATAATCTTCAATAAGAGATCTAATTTGATTCCACTGAAGAGATGTAAAATTAGTTCCAACAGTACCATATCCATTAATACCTGAAGATGATGAATTTGATCCAGAGGATCTTGATGGATCAAAACCTAAGACATTATCGGCAAAATCTTTTACAGCATTTGAGAGCCACGAATAACGAACTGTTGAATCTGATTGTTGAATCATAACAGGAATGTAAACTATGGAGTCATTCTTAGAATAATCTATAGGATTATAAACTGGATTATATATCTGATAGGCTTGATAATAATTTTGTAAATTTGAATAACTACTGAGAGTTTGAGCTTGAGAAATATTAAGATTTATTGTTACCAACAGTATTATTGTTATTAAGATCTTTTTCATTCTTTTTCTCCATCATTTGATTCTAAAATATCTAAACGATCATTGATCATATTAAGTTGAACTATGAGTTGATAGTTTATTCATTAGAATTATTCCAATCCATAGAGATATTCTAATCTACAATTTTTAAAATACTTGCAGGATAAGCATTCTTGAGACGTAGTTTGATGAGCAGGTAAAGGTGGTTCTATTGTCAATCCTGAAAAATATTTAAATCTGGTGCAATTTAAAATAGAATTTAATTCAACATTGTCGAGTCTCTCTTTATCTCTACAAAATTTCATAGATTCAAGAAGAATTAAATAGACGATGACATCTCCAATCTTTTCCTGCCAGAACTCCATTGGATGTTCAATATCTTTTTCAAGATCATTAATGGCATCTATGATAGAGATCCATTGTTTATTCATTAATCCTAAGAGATAGGATTCAGCAGTTTCTCCTTTTGTAATGCAGCCTAAATTAAAGTTGTGAAATCTGTCTCCAGATTGACTGCAATATTCCTGTCCTTTGAACATTAAGAGATTTCTAATCTTGTCAAGACGAGATTTAAAGATGTTTTCTATAAAGATATGATCAGTTCCATTGATAGTTTTATTCATCAATCTTCCTCCTCAATGGTTATAGCATCTTCGGGACAACTTTCAATGCAATCTCTACAGTTATTGCAATTCTCTGAAGCAACCACTGAAATTTCACAAGAGGTAAAATCAAAGTAGAAAACATTTTCACAACAGCTTCTTTCACAATCACCACAGTTGGTACATTTGTCAACATTAATTGAAACTAACATCTTTTTCCTCCATGCATATAAGGTCTATTTATATTTAAGTTCTAATTCTCTATCAAGATCTATACGTAAATAAGATGCAAGGTCTAAAGTTCTAAATAAGATATCAATTAATTCCGTTGGAAATCCTTCAGGTTTTCCTCCTTTTTTATCATTGATGGTTGTTGTTAGATACCCATTTCGATAATCTTCCAGAGCTTCTGAAATCTCAGAATGGATAAGACATAGTTTTGTAGGGATGTCATTTCCTTTCTTTAACTCTCCATTGATCATTTGATCATTCCAAAAACCTTTATTTAAGGCATTGAAATGAATCTTTTCTGCAAGTTCATTTAGAGTCATTAGATTTAGTTTCCTCTATTTTAATAATTTCTTCATAAAATTTTTTGCATTTAGAGCATAGTGACCAATTCTTTATCCACTGAAAAGGCATACTTAGAATCTCTCCATACCAGGTTGATTCATACATGATGCAACTTCTACTATTTGATAAACACCTTTCCAAACCTTTGATGTGGAGATATTCATGTAGAATAATTTTAGCTATCGCTTTCTCCCTTTGAAAGAAAATCCATTTTGGAAGATAAACATAGATGTTATTACCTTGATTTCTACCTAAGATATCTAATGTCCATCCACCATCCTTAACAAAGATATTTATCTCTGATAGCTTGATATTGTAATCTGATAAATAACTTTGTATCTTATCAATGTCTCCATCAATACTCATCTTAATCATAATGATCCTTTAAAAGTTGATCTCTGAAAGAAATGAGATTTTCAATAAATTCTGACTAGAGAAGTGCTTCATATCCAACATCAATTCTAAAGTTTCCTTCTTTGATAGCTACTCTAGCTAGTCTATCACATTCATTGTTGATTGGATTTTCTGCATGTCCTTTTATCCATTGAAATTCAACCTTTTGATGTCGATTCAGCTCCTCAAGAAGTTGTTTCCATAAATCGATATTCTTTACCCTTTCTGTTCCATTCCGATACCAATTAGCTTTCTGCCAGCGGTAGATCCAACCTTTGTTAACACAGTTTATAAGATGCTGGCTATCTGTGTAGATAATAATGTTACTTGGATTTTTGATGGTTTGCAATCCTTTAATTACTGCATAGATTTCACATCGGTTGTTAGTTGTTAATTTAAAAGAACCATACTGAATAATATGAGGAGGCTGTTTATTTAAAATGATAAAGGCCCAACCTCCAGGCCCTGGATTACTGGAGCAAGCTCCATCTGTATAAAGTTCTAATTTTTCCATTAAGTATCCTCTTCAATAGTTTCATGACTTTCAGGATGGCACGAAAACCATCTAACTGTTATTTTAGAATCCATCAATTCATTCCATTTTCTCTATCATTTCCTTTCTTGGCAACCATATCAAATTCAAATTTAAACTTTTCTGGCACTTGATTAAATCCAAATTTTGGATTAAATTCATTAAAAAAGTCTTTTTGTAAATCACCATTTATATAACAATCGGAATTCTTTATAGCTGCAATCCAACATTTATTTACAGAATTGGTACTAAGTAACCAACCTATGGAGAAACCTAAAAGGATGCCAAATGATAAGATTTCAAAAAAATTTAACATTAAATACCTCCAATCATTTGTGTGAATTTTTTAAAAAGTTCTCTAGTTGCTATGATATCGGATAAAGCATCATGTGCATTAAATTTAATATCCAAAGCATCACAAATTGTTTTAAGTTTATTATTCTCAAGTTGTGGAATCAATCCAACATATTGAAGCCATTTTGCAGCCTCTACTGTATCCAGGGGATGGGTAGAATCAACAAAAGATCCCCAATAAGTATCTCCACCTGCATTTTTAAACCATGATCTCATCATATTGAGATCAAAACGAACATTTTGACCAACAGCAATGAACTTGTCATTTTTATTAAATTTATCTACATGATAAGATAGGAGACTTTGAATTTGAGAATAGGTGTCACTTGGATGAGGGTAACTCTTCAGCATCTCTTTTGTAGTACCATTAGTATCGAGAGCCCTTTGATCGATATTTTCCCATCGGATAGGTTGAGAATAGAATTCTTTTTGATCTACAACTTCACCGTCGATTTCGATAATCATAGCAATTTGATAAGGATCGTGTTTGTATTCATAGAGGCCAGTGGTCTCAGTATCTAAAAATAATAATTTTCTATATCGATTCATAATTAATTTTTCTCCTCTTTTATCATTTCATTAATTCTATCAAATCTAGATAATTTCCAGCAGCTATAATTGCTATTGACATTTTAATTCACCTTTCCAGTAATTTTGCAATACTCCTCATGTTGCTTCATAAATTCATGCCAACCAAAATAAATTGGGATACCCATCTCCGTAGCAAAATCAATTTCGGAAATGACACCTTCTGATGTTGTTCTGCCGGAGATTACTAACATCATATTAGATACTGATAACCACTCTTTTGAATATTCTCTATACTGTTCAAGAGTGGGTTGATTTTTCTCTTCATTGATAAGAGCAAAGAGAAAATCAAGATGAGGAGTAAATGGTGCATAACCGAGAGATAAAAGTTTCGATCCAGCGGAGATTCCCTCTCTGAGATTGGAAAGAACATCACAAACATTAGAAGCATTGATGGAACCTGCAACATAAACTTTTCTCATATAGATTCTCACTCCTTATTATGTTGTTTTAATTCTTTCATTTCTTTTAAATGTTCCATTAAATCTGAAAAGTAGTTTCTCTTTAGTCAATCCTTTCTAATCAATACAACTTTCAATTTTAGATTTGAATTCTGAATTAAATTTATTGACTAAAAATTCTATAAAGTCATCATCAGACAGATATCTTTGTGATAAATCCTCCATTGATACTGAATATCGAATTTCTAAACCATATTTTAAACTGCGACTAATAAAAATTAAACCATAGCTATCTAATTTTAAATAAATTTCTGTATCAATTTTGATTCCTTTTTTTAATTTATAAAGTAATGATTGAACTCCATATAAATATTTCATATCAGTATATCCAAATTTAGAATTTTCCATTTTTAACACCTTAAAATTTCTTATTAAACTTAAACTTTAAGACTTAATACTTTTTCTTATCCTTTCCTTCCATATATTCCCAAGCAGTATAGTAAAGTCCATTATTCTTTGTTGCTGCTACTATCATTCTCCCTTCTTGTAAAGTGTCAAGAGCCATTTTTAACTCTACAAATGATGAAAATTTTCTATGATATTTCTTTATAATATCTGTGTGTAACATCCCTTCTTTTTTAGTTTTTTGAATATCTTCCAGAAGGTCATCTTTAGCAAGGAGATCTTTTGAACCACCAACATATCTCATTGCATGTTCCATATCCTGAGCAGCAGAGTAAATCATCTCCATTGCCATTTCAAGATGCTTCTTTCTTATTATTAATTTTGTAGATTCTGCAAGACTTAATATCATAGCAACTCTAAAGATATGATCATGAATTCTTTGATAGAAGGCAGCTAGCATTCCAGGAGGTAACTCAAATGGGAGATTCTGGTACCATTCATTGAAGTAAATTTCTGCATCAGGTTCCATTACCATCTTGCCATAAACTTGACTTACTTTTATTAGATACTCAAGAAGAAATTCCTGAAGATCCATTCTAAGAGTTGGATAACTGATTCTGTTTCCAGTTCCTTTACTAGTGATAACTAAAGTTCTACCAAGAAATCCTGATTTCTTTGCATCCTCAGGAATAGCAACTCCAAATTGATCAGGGGTTGTAGCTGCTAAGATGTTGATGAAAGGATTTCGAACCTGACAATTACCATGATTTCTTGTTAAGAAAGATAGGTTTGATTTACATGTATAAGCTGCTGTAAAAAATGCTAAGAGATCTTTAGAATAGGCAGAAGAGTTGAAGAGATTTGTTAACTCATCAGCTACTATTATGGCAGATCCGTTAGCGATAGTCTTTGTAGAATTTCTTTTATCAAAAGGAATTTGCCACTCTGGAGGGACTATAATTACTTTATTTAATTGATCCATAAGTCCCTCTAAGGTAAGTCTCTCATGAAAGATGGAGAGATTCTGTGCATAAGCATTCTTTCCTAATCTATGGTTAACTTCATGAAGAAGTTCAATTCCAATTCCATTTGCAACTGATTTTCTACAACCTCCTGAATCTGCCACAAAGAAGAGATAGAAGTTTGGGTAAATTTGATAAGAACCACGATCTAGCCATACCTTTCTTTGAGTGACAGCAGCTAAAAGGAAGATCCCTACGTATTTATGAAATATTGTAGGAGCTTCTTGATTAGCTGTATATTCTAAATATACATCAAGCCAACTCTTTCCATCAGACAACATTCTTAACCTACCTTATTTTAATCCAAGATGTTTTGGAACATCAATACCCCTCTTAATAAGAGAATCAACTTCAATTTCCAACTCTTCTGTTTGAACATCTTTCATTTCTAACCAATTCATTCCAAAGCCAATTTCTATTGGAATCTCATGCCAGATATTAAACAGTTGGAATCTTCCTTGTTTGTAGGCCCAAATTAACATTAAAAAAGATGCTTCAAGTTTCTTTTCAGGAACAGAGATATTCAGTCCATCATGAGTATCCATAAGAATTGTGAAATAAGGATCGATACTCTGATTAGCTATTTTGTTAACATCAGTAACAGTTGACTGCGGGATGAATGCATAGCCTTTCTTATAAGTTTTCCTATCAAGACGACCGAAAAAAATCATTCTTCTACCAAAAGGATTTACTAACATTCTTGTTCGATTAATTTGTTCCTCAACTTCTTTATGAAAGACATTTACTATCCCAGGATAGGTGTTATGATAGAGAGTATAGATTTCAGTAGCTGCTTCCTTAGACATTTTAGACTCAATGGCAAGTTGATTAATTCCCATTCCATAATTACCACCATGTCCACATGCTTTTACATGGATATATTGCTCTGTCTCCTTATAGGCTTTAACTTTCTCTTTAGTTGACAGGTCGGGACCATAGATGTTTTTGGCATTCTCCAGGTGAAACATTCCAGATTCAGCAGCATCTATCATTTTTTGATCTCTTGTCAACCAGGCGACAACCCTTGCTTCAGCTTGTTTCTGATCACATTTCACCATAATTTCCCCTTCTTCAGGAAGAAAGAATCTTCTAGCATTACCTCTTTTAACATTTTGGAGATTCATTCCTGTTTTGGAGAATGTCTTTTTTGACTCTAATCTACCAAGTTTCGACTTTGATAAACCATACTTAGTTCTGATTCTACCATCTTCGATATTCTCTTCTGAGAAGAGAGACGATTCCTTTGCAAGGGTTCGATACTCGATAATTAAATATGGAATATCAGAATTATATTTCAAAGCCATCTTTTGGAGATTCTCTTTATCCATAGAAATGGAATTGGTTCCTCTTTTGTGATAGCCATCCATTCCCATCTTATCGAGAAGAAGATCTTTAACTTGCTTGGGACTGTTTGGTTTGAAATCAGAACCATATTTTTCATCTAATTCTTTCTTAATTAAAGCCATTCTTTCTTTTGAAAATTTCTGATGATCTGCAAGATTCTTCATATCAATTCTAACACCACGGAGATTCATCTTGAAGAGTGGCTCATATAGATTAACATAGAGTTTCTTGTAAACATCATAGAGGTTAGCTTCCCGAAGTTCAATCTCCATTTCTTCAATACACCATAAGGCAGCAATACAATCTAAAGCATTATATCTCCAATGTTCCATCTCTTTTCCAACTCTAAGAGTAGAACCTTTCATTGGACCTTCATCAGAATCCCTTTCATCTGATTTGTAATATTCAAGATTGGTATAGATGGAAGTTATTACATCTAGTTTATGTGGAAGATCAGAGTAGAGGCAGTGATGCATGAGCATTGGATCAAATTCTGGAATTTTAAGTTGAATCCCATACTGGAGCATTACCTCAATATCGTACATAAAATTCTGATTGGCAAAATTCAGCTTTGGAAGGACTCGCATCATTTCCTTCCAAAGAATAACTTCCTCCTCCTCAGTCCAGTAATTTGTTCGATCTCCATAGAAGAAAGGAATGCAAATGGCATCAGTTCTACTCCAGCCAAGGCCAATACAAGAGAGAAGTCCATGAGGAGTTTCCACGTCAATAGTAACTATTCTTGGATTAGTTTCTTCAAGATAACGAAGAGTTTCAATAACTTTGTTAAGAGATGGCTTAAGAATGAAGTTAAATTGAGGCCATTGAAAATTCTGGATATTATCAAGAATATTTTTTGCCTTAGACAGGTCGAAAGAGATCAAAGGCCAGCATTCATAATTGTAATTCATAGTAGATGGATGGTAAGTTGGAATTACAATTAGATTCTGATTAATTTGTGGAATTGGATGCATAACACTTCCCCTGAAATGGGAGATACCAGATCGACCAGTAACAGCTTGAAGGGCATAATCTCCCAGAGGAATTAAGATTTTAGCATTCTCATAACTGTTAAGTTCTGGAATAAGTTTCCTTTCCCAATTTCTAATCTCCTCCATAGAGAGGTTGGCCATCTTAAATCCTGGAGCAGCCTTTTTTGATAAATTAGTGATTCTCAAATCTGATCTTGAAATTCCTACTTTTCGAAGACAGAAATCTAAGTGATATCCAGATGGGCCAACAAATGGTTTATTTTGTTGAATTTCTTGAGATGCAGGAGCTTCTCCAATGAGAATCATTTCGGCATCTAGAGGTCCAACTGCTGGAATTTCTTTTGATGATTGAATTATCATAAGATTCTCTTTTCCTATTCTATATGTTATTTAAAAGTTTCCATTCTTTCTGATCTTATAATTTTATTCATCAAGTCTTCCTTCGAGATACATCTTAGCTTTAAGATAGTTCTCTTCATTATTTTCAATACCTATTGATCTTCTTCCAATCAAAGAAGCTGCTTTTAATGTAGAACCGGAGCCACATGTAGGGTCAAGAATCACCTCTCCTTGAACAGTTGTTAATTTAATTAATTTCTGTAAGAATTCAATACTCTTCTGTTGAGTATGGATTCTCTCTGTATTAGCTGGACGGTTATAGATGAAAACATCAGATGAAGGTTCATTTAGTTTCCGAACTCCCTTAGTGCAATGAAGAAATAGTTCGTGTCTTGGCATAAAGTAATAATTTTGATCAGTGTAACCTCCAGATTCTTTCACCCAGACAAGAGGAACTTCCCTAATATAAGTGAATTTTAAATCTCGAAAAAGGGATTTCCAAAAATCAATAAATTGTGATCCAATAAAAGTAAACATATGACAATCATCTTTAAGAACTCTATATAGCTCTGGAGTTAATCTAGTTGCTAAATCCTTAGCATATTCTTCACTATCATCATAGTTAGCACCATCTCTAGTAGAAGATCGAGCTCCAATTTCATCGATGGAAATTCCCCAGGGAGGATCAAAAATAATAAGATCAATGCAACCATCTGGAAGTTTTTTTACCTCTTCAACAGCATCTCCATGAATTATCTTATATGGAATTTCAACTGAAGAGATCTTCTTAACCTTAGCTTCTGGTTTCTTTTCTTCATTTAAGATAGATGATAGGGGATTGTTTTCTTCGCTTCTTTTTGCAAGTTCTTTAAGGATTAAGATTTCTTCAATCTTGGAAAGCTGAGATAATGCCTGTCCCCTTGTTCCATATTTTTTCAATTCTGGAAGATCCTGCATAGCCTTATAGAGATTAAGATCTTGGGATAGAATCCCTTTTGTCAATCCTATGGAATTTGCAGTATCTTCGATTGTCCAACCATCAGGACGACACCTTTCAGCTTTGCCATATTCCTCAACATTTAAGCTATGAATAAGATAACGAAGTTCAACAGTTTCCCACCACTCCATTGATTTATGAAGATTCTCCTCATACTCAATTCGACGTTTTGACAGTTCGGAGAGATCTTCATAGATGGTTACTTCAATTTCGGAGAAATTGAGATTTTTACAACAAGTATATCTTCTACTGCCTGCAATCAATTCGAGATCTTTTGTGACGATAATAGGATTGAGAAGGCCATTTGATTCTATAGATTTCATCAATCCTGTTAGATCTCCAAGATCTTTTCTAATTCTACCTTCAACAATAATATCTTTTAATGGTACTTTTTTTGTAACTCCTCTTTTCATAAATCCTCCAATTTTATATCTTCTAGAGTTAAATTAATTTCATTTAAATCTATTTTATTTGAAAATTCAATTTTACAAAATAAGATGTCAGAAATTAATAGTTATTTAGTTTAAGATTTCTCCCCTTTCGAAATTTAGGTAAGATTCAAATCTTTTGTTTCTATAATAACCTCACAAATTTTGAAAGATCAAATCAAAGTAATTCTTTACCTTATCTGCGGTTTCCTTATCATATGATTTATATAATGAACTACAGAGAAGGTTATACATCTCTGATAATTTCTCAAAATCTTTAACTAAGGATTCATGAACCTTCTTAGGTGGTTTTAAACCATTCTCTATATAAGAGATTTGAGATCCACTACAATTTAGTTTCCTTCCCATTTCTTCTATAGTATATCCATGAAATCTCCTTATCATTTTCATCTGAACGGCATCTGATAAGTTATAAGTTTTCGTTGCCATGATAATGTCTCCTGTTGTCCTCCTTGAGAATTAAATCGGGAGAGGAGTACTCCCCTCTCCCAATAATCAATTAGTGTCCAAGTGGAAAGAATTTCTTGACTTCGTTGCGATCCTCACCTTCATACTTTTTGACTTTTACATCAGCACCAAATTCCAAGCCAAAACATTCTTCAAGTTCAAAGCCATCCTCATCAAAGTTAATTCCAGCTGCATCGACAAGAGCTTTCAAGGTGAAAAGAGCATTTGGCATTAAGGAAGTCGTGAAGATCAACTTCTTTCCTTCATATTCCCCATCAATAACCTCAGTTACCCAAACTATCATGGGGTTTCCTGATCTAGATTGAGTTAATTTTGAAGATTCTAAAATCTTTACTGCATACTTACCTTCAGGAAGAAGATCAATACCACCTTCTATTTCATTAAGATTTACACCAAGATTAATTCTAGGCATCTTTTTATCTCCTATTTCTTATTCTTTACTTCTGTTTTTGGTTTTGGAGAAGAGAAATTCTTCTCCAAGAGGTAGAGATTGGCATCTACAAATTCAGGCAAGTCGAAAAAACTTGACCGAGAGCAATATTTATTCCCCTTTGTTCTAAGTTGGAATTGTTCTCCATTTATTTTGGAGTAACTCTTTGTTAAGTGATAAACTTCATCAAAATAACCTCCTATCTTTCTACGGAATTGGCCATCAACCATTGGCCAATAGCCATTTACTACAGTTACATTGGTTATAGGATCGGTTTCTGACTCTTCTATTTCATGTGCACAACAAATGAAATTCTTATCAATTTGAACGATATTTGTAAAGACTTCCTCTAGAATGGCAAGGTAAGTACCCCACGAAGGCCAATTCATATCTCCATTACTAGATTCTTTTTTATCAGATTCTTTAGGCTTGCCAAACTTTCCTTGAGTCTTGTTGTAGGTCATCAGTCTCTTAAGATGTTCTGTAAGACGAGTTAAACTATCAAGAACGATCGTATCATATTGTCGATACTCTTCTTTATCATCAATAATATCATTTAAGATATCAACTGCTTTGAGAAATCCCTCTGGCTGTTTCCTGAGGCCCTGATCAGGATTTAAAGCTCTATGTCGAAGAGACTCCTCGGTTAGTTTCTCCTTAATGGGAAGAAGGGTAACTGCTCCTGAGTCCACAAGATGTTTGATATTTAGCATCCTGTGAGCTTTGCAATCGATGTCAATGATAAGAGTTTTTCCAGGAAGGGTGCATGCGCAAGTAGTTTTACCAGATCCTGGAGGGCTAATAAGTAATATTGTTCTTTTCATTTTATCTCCTCCAAATTTTGGCGAAAAACTTTATTAAAGATTTCTAATTAATTCTGGTGGGGTTGCTAATTTCAAGGGTTGATCTGAAAGTAGATACTCTCCAGGCCATTCTACATAAACATCTTCAGTAGTAAAGAAAAATATAGCATTTCCGTTACTGCCATAGCTTCCATCAAGATCGGGACTTTCTACAACGTGAGAATCCCATCTTCCTGGCACATCTGTAAGTATGGTTTGTTGCGTACAGGTAAGCATGGAATTGACACTTGATACCTTTCCTTTTACGGTATAAAAAGCCATTACTTTACCATAGCTTATAAGATAGATATAGCTTATCTTATTAGCCACATTAAATCTTTCAAGACGTTTAACAAGATTTCGTCTCTCCTGAGAATCTGTTAATTTTGGAGGTGGTATAATTTTTGATAGTCTTAAAAAATTATCAGCAGTTATAGTTTGATCATTATCTTGCATTTTACTTACTTGTCTTACACTTTTAGATCCATTATCACATCCAGGTTGGAATACTCCTATAAGAAAGCAAAACATTATTAAAACTCCTGATATAAATTTTTTCATCTTAGGTCTCCTTTAATTAATTTCTGGTGGTATGTCTTTCCCCATAAAAAATTTACGATTCAACATTTTAGCTCTTGCATTATACTGCGCTGTTAAATCTTGACGATAGTTTTTCAAACCTGTTAAAACTGAAGATAAACGACTCGATTCATTCTTATCTTCAAATGTCCATTTATTACGTGATCCAGCCGATTCATTAAAATTTTTGATATCCTCTTGAGCTATAGATATCTTAATATCAGTTGCTTGTATATCATGATAAGTATTCTTAAACCATTCATAATTTGAAATTACATTATCAGCATCAAGAGTTTTCTCAATAATCTTTGCCGGTTGACTCATTAAGTTTATTCCATAATTGATTCCTCCTATTAGGATTCCAAGTCCCATTAAAGGTAAAATAATGATAAGAAAAACTCTCCAAATTGTCCATCTTGCTTCTTTTGATACATTATTAAATTCATCTTGATAACTCATAATAAACTTCCTTTCTTATTTAAGAGGTTTCAACAAAATTTAAAACTTCATGAAATACCTTTTCATATTCATATTTTTGTTTAAAATATTCTCCTAAACGTGATAAACGATCAAAATTATCCCAATCACAAAATTCATAATTTAGTGTTATACTAAAAGTATCATCAATGAGATTATTATTTTCTCTATTCAAAAAAATCTCTATTAAAACAGAATTTTCGTCAACTTTCTCATATCTAATTTGATGAATCTTATCATCGAAAATATTGGCCTTTCTACAAATGGGATATTTAACATCAGATTCCTTCTTAATTGGAATGTATCTTATGATTAGCATCTTATCCTTTCTTAACTTTTAGATTTATAATTTGTTTTTGGATCTCTTTTAAATACTGTTTTAGTTTCCCTTTCCTTTTTATAGATCTTTAGAATTGTCTTTGTCATAGCCATTGAAAAGGCTTGCTTAACTCCAGCTTTTTCAGCATCTGTCATTCCTTCAAGAATTGGAAGGTTATCAAGATTCTCTTCAAAAGATCTTGTTACTTCCTCTAAGAAGAATTCAACAAGAGATTGAGATTTCTTTCTTGGCATCTTCTGTTTCCCCATCTTTCATTTCTTTAACTATAAAATTCTCTGCAATAATTCTATTCCACATATTAGAATCTTCATCTATCCCTTTCAATGGATAGAATTCGCATCCACCATAATCCATACATCTTTCATTATTACTAGGCCAGATGCCCCACTCAGAAGAACGATAAATTGTCTCAATCCACTGAATTAGAGATTCCTTTCCTTCATCAAGAGTCTTATTTGTCTTAATAGTTACCTCTCTTTGAAAGGATGGAGTAGCCGTCTGTTTCTTTGGAGGTTCAAAGATTCGGATTCCATTAATAATACATTTTGGTGTTGATGATTTTCCCTTAATAGAAAAGAATCCCATCTCACGAGCGACATAGAGATACCAAAGAATCTGGAAAGAAATTCCCTTTTCTCGGAAGAAAGAATCTCCCAGTAAAGATGTTGTTTTATCTTCAATAAGGGAAGGGGAACCTCCATCGAGGATACAACCATCAATTCTACCATCAAAGATGATATCCTTTCCATAGACCTTGATTGGCAGCTGAAAGGTTACCTCAGGCTGGAGCATCATCTTCATTTCATCAGGATAATGGTCACAATAGTTAAGAAAGATGTCACAAAGTCGCTCAACAGATCTCTTTGGATCTATTTCCCTTGAAAAGTCGAGACAATCAGCTTCAGAAGATTTCCAAGCTGAGATGATTCCTTTAATTCCATCATCTGGATCTCCAGTCTTTCTATATTCGGAGAGGGCTATTGCCATAGCTGCTCCAACGGCAAGGGCTTTTGATTTCCTCTTTGGAGATAAGCCAAGACAGTAATGAAGATAGAATTTTCTTGGACAGGTGATATAAGAAGAGACTTTACTGTAACTGAAACGAGATAAATCAAGATTGCTTTCCATCTTTTTCTCCTTTCATCAACGTATCCAAAAGAACCTTTTTAACATCTTCGGGAAGATTATTTAGAAATTCTTCCGTCTCATTAGTTTTCTTCCTCTTTTGTTTAACTTCAATACCTTTTTTACGATTTGCCCGAATCCGTCTGAGAGTTTCCAACATTTCTTCTTCTGTCATATCTTCTAATTTAATATAATTCATTCTATTCCTCCTCATGATCATCAAATTTTGAAAGTTGATATCCAGCGTCTTCCATTCTTTTTAGTTTCTCCTTAATGCAGAGAACTACAAAATCTTGAAGACTTTTATCGAGGATAGATGCTGCTGTTCTTGCTTTTTCATGAACTTTTTTACTACAGGTTCTAATTGTCAATATTGTATATTCCATAGATAACATCCTCCTTCTTATTCTTTCTTTTCTTTATTAATTCTTTCAAATACCTCTTTCATATCTGAAAGAGAAATTCCCATAGATTTTAATTTCTTTATTGTTGATTTTTCCTTACTGTTATTTCGTAGATCCTGAGTTATCTCCTTCTTCAACATACGGTTGACAAGAGATAAACATCGAGATTCTCCTAGAGAGGAGATAGCTTCTGAAAGAGATTCATATTCAGGAACTTCTACAATTCCAAGAAGAACTGGAGGTTTTCCTCTATTAACAGGAACTGATTTTATTTTCATAAGAGACTCCTAAATTTAGTAACAATACTATCCTCAAAAGAATTTACTTCATAATCTTCAAGGAAGATATTTATTCTATGCTCCAAAAAGGAAACCTTTGGAAAATTGTCTACTCAACAAAAATATTATACAAGAAAAGGAAACTGAAGTCAAGAAAAATTTTCTCAAATTATTTCTCCTGTTTAGTCGTTAAACTTAAACTTTACAAAATTTCCTGATCTCCTATTAAAGAAAGAAAATCACTTTCATTTAGAATTGGAATTCCTAAATTAAGAGCTTTTTGATATTTACTCCCTGGATTTTCTCCAACAATTAGATAGTCAAGATTCTTTGAAACTCCAGAGAGGAGCTTGCCACCATTGGAGATGATCTTCTTTTCAAAGATATTTCTTGGTTGGGATAGAGTTCCAGTAATGAGAAATGTCTTATCTTTGATTTTGGAATTTAAATTGCTATCAATATCATTATAATCCTCTTGTAGACATTTAAATCCCATTCTTTTAAATTCATTAAGATCTTTTCTAAAATCAGAAAGTTGAAAGAATTTATGAATTGATAATCCCACAGTATAGCCAAAACCAGGAATTGATATTATGTCTAAATAAGATGCATTTAGAAGACCATCAATAGATTTGAATCTAGAAACCAGCCTCTCCGAAATAACCTTTCCCGTATGTCTAATTCCAAGAGAAAAGATGAAAGAAGATAAAGAACAAAATTTACTTTTTTCAATCTCATTAAGAATCTTTTGAGCTGATGTCTGGCCCATTCTATCTATGCAGTAAAGATGATAAATGGTTAACTTATAAAGATCAATTGGTTTTACAACCAATCCTGATTCTACCAATCTATCGACTAGCTTTGGCCCTATCTCTTGAATATCTAATGCTTTACAAAAATGAAGAAGAGAATTTTTTATCTGAGCTGGGCAAGAAAAGCTGTTTAAGCAACGATAGGCAGCTTCATCATGAAGTTTCTCCACTTCAGAGTTGCAAGATGGACATCTATCTGGAGCCGGATATGGTTGCTGACTTCCATCTCTATCTTCTTTAATGACTTTTGTAATTTTTGGTATTACCTCTCCTCCTTTCTCTATGAAGACAGAATCTCCAATTCGGATATCTTTTCTCTGAATCTCATCATAGTTATAAATAGAACATTTGGAAATTATGGAGCCAGAAACTGATGTTGGATTAAAATGAGCAACGGGAGTTAAGACTCCAGTTCTACCAACCTGCCAAGTGATATCAACAATTTTTGTCTTAGCTTGTGTAGCTGGAAACTTATAGGAGATTGCCCATCTTGGAGATTTGGAAGTAACTCCAAGTTTCTGTTGAAGATCTATCTGATTAACCTTAATTACGATTCCATCTATATCGTAAGGAAGGTTAAATCTATTAGAATTCCAATAGTTGCAATAGTCAAGAATCTCTTCTATAGAAGAACATTTCTTTTGATGAGAATTGACATTAAATCCAAGTCTTTTCAAAAGATCTAGAGACTTATCTTGATCTAAAGCTCCAAAATTATTTTGATTTATAGCTAAGGATGAATAGACGAAAATGCTTAGAGATCTCTTAGAAACTTCATTTGGATCAAGCTGTTTAAGAGATCCTGCTGCTGCATTTCTAGGATTGGCGAAGAGTTCCAATCCCTTTTTTTGTCTCTCCTGATTCAATCTTTGAAAAACAGATTTTGGCATAAAGATCTCTCCCCTAACTTCAAGATCTACACATTGATCAAGAACTAAAGGAATAGTTTTAACTGTTTTTAAATTAGATGTTATGTCATCTCCAAAATTGCCATCTCCTCTAGTGGAACCGGAAATAAATCTACCCTTTTGATAAATCAGAGATACTGCAACTCCATCGATTTTTAATTCACAGATATAATCGATAGATGAAAGATTTAAAAATTTTTTAACTCTCATGTCAAACTCTTCTAATTCTTTCTGGTTATAAGTATTCCCAAGAGAAAGCATGGGAATTTCATGAAAGATTTGATTAAATGACTTCTGAGGTTTTCCAGAAACTCTCTGAGATGGAGAGAGCTCATTGTAGAGTTCTGGAAACTCTGTTTCAATAGATATCAGTTCCCTCATTAAAGAATCATATTCAAAATCAGATACTTGAGGATTATTATCTTCATAATAAGACTTGTCATACTTTCTAAGAAGAGATCTTAGAGAAACTACTTTTGATGCTGCTTCTAGTTTATTCATATCTTTTTCCTTTCTTTGAAAAATCTCTTTGATAAAAATTTCTTAATTTCTTTTGTAAGAGATTCAATTCAATATCTCTATCCTTTTCAGTTAGGAATTTAATTTTATAGCTGCAGGGTATACCGAAATAGAGAAGTTCAATTTCGAAGATATCACATTTATTAACGACTAAGATGCCGTAAAGATCAATTAAAGCATTACCACATTGATAAGGAATTTTCATTTCAATCTCCTTCTTTAATATCTTATTAATTTTAATCTTAATTATTTCCATCTTTTAATCTGCATCCACTCCTGATAAGGAAATTTAATCTCTCCATATTTTGGAAATATATGAAGTTTTCCAGCTGTAAGACAAACAATAGATATACCTAAAGCAATTCCTAAGAGAAAAATAGATATTAAAATTTCCAGGCTATACATTAAAAAATTCTCCTTATTCATAATTTGAACAAAATTTCTTTCTTAAAAGACGTTGGCAAGGGTGGAGCGATTAAGCCGGCGGCTGCCCTCCTCCAAGGGCTTAATCCTGGGCGAGCCTGACGGCATGCAGAACGCCACCTTGAAAACGGGAAAACATCCGTTAGATCTGCCGTGGACGCGTTGCCTGTCCGCAACGTGATTAGGCAGAGACGTATCCTTTGTCGTTTAAGTTAGAGCTTCCAAGCTATTAAATTTAGCCAATTCTTCAGAGAGTTTTGCATTGATGTCATGGGCGAGACATTGAATGTAATCCTCTTCTGTCATCTCCATTTCACAAACAAGTTCAACATAATCGAAGATCTTTTGGACAGATATACCAGAGTCAATATCTGTGATTCTGATACATAAAGTATTGGATAGATCTTCAGTCTTTACAGCTATGGTAACAACACAATTTGTATTAATCTTATCTTCGATTCTTTTTAAGAGATCAAAGGCGGATAGAAATGAGGATAGCATTAGCTCTCCTTATTTTAATCTCATTGAAATAACTGTGATTTATTAAAACTATCATAGAAATCTATCTAAATTATCTTCTTAAAAGGAAGCTCCTTACAGACAAAACCAGCGGCTCCTCTATGACCACCACCGCCAAATTTCTTGGCAATTTCCGATACGTCTATCTTTGTGGAATAGAGACCAACTATCCATTGAGTTCCATCAAAAAGGAATGAGATACAAAGGTCATACCTGTTTTGAGTTTCCTGAAAGATGTTACTTCCAAATGCATAGTAATTCAAAGCAAAAGCAGGATGCCCATCAAGAGTGGTTTCAAATCCATAAGAGTCTCTTTTGGATTTCGCAACTTTTTCAATAAAGGTTTGAATAGGTATCCCTTCTTTGACAATGTCGGAGATAACACCTTCTGGATCTTTATAAGTTAAAAGAGTTTTCCAAAGATCTGAATTTGGACTAGTGTCATGAATAGATATACCATAATGGAAGAATTTGCTATTCTTCATTTTAAATTTCCAAGTATCATAGTCTCCAATGAGAGATACTGCAAGAGGAGTGTCTTGCATTTTGTCAAGATTTGGATAGACATATTCCCAAGTTAATTCACAGCCTGATTTAGAGGTATCTCGAATTCCTTTAATATCTGAACGATTGAAAGGATGATCGAGAATTGTTTTATGATGATCAATCCAGACAACATCTACTTTCTGACAGAGAAGAGACATAAAGTCTGGCTTGAAACTAAAATCAACTATAAAAATCAATTCCCCAGAAGAAATTGAATCAAGATATGGATAGGGATCTTTTGAATAATCTATGGAGATTGTTTCACAATAGGGAAATTTTGATAAGACAATTGCAGCTGAACATTCTCCGTCAAGGTCAATATGATAAAAGCATTTCATAAAAATTCCTCCTTATTTAAAATTTAAAAAAAGTTAAGCAATCTCTTTAATGTAGAGTTTATTTGTCATACTACTTCTCCATCTTTGAGAATTTTAATTGGATGAACTCCAATTAAGTCTTTTGGAAACCTTTCTGGATCTTTCATTCTATCTTCATAAGTCTGCAACTTGGCCTTTTCAAAGATTTGATTTAGATCTGTAATATTGTTGGGAACCCATGTGAGATAGGGTTCCCAAGTTTTATCCTTTTTTATTAAAGCTATAAGAATTTTCATGAATGAGTTTCTCCATTAATGGAGATATAATGATTATGTCCTTGTTTAATCCAGTTCTCAATTTCAACTAGACGAGCGGCATGATTATCTAGTCGATTTTTAATCTCGAAATTATCTATAAAAGTCTTATCAGGATTAGAATCTAATTGATTATTCCTCAATCGGGAAAGTTCTTTAACAAGATTTTTATTAGCTTTCGAAAGTTCCCTATTTACTTCTCTACTAGATTCAAGATCCTTTCTGAGAATCTCATTAGCTTCTAATTTCTCTTCAAGATCCTTTTTGAGAACCTCATTAGCTTCTAATTTCTCTTTAAGAGTGTTGATAATTTCTGGAATTTCAGAAAGGATTAATTCTAATTCAGTTTTCATTATAGAATTTTTACCAAATTTATAGTAACCATCTTCAAGGGGAATAGCTTCTTTTAGATATCTAGAATAATATTCAGACAATTCTTTAACTTGTTCTATTGATATAGACATTTTATTTCTCTTCCTTCCTATCAAGAATTAACTTTCTAACTTTATTGAAAATATTAATCTGATCTTTCCTCTCATACTTTTCTAATTCTAATTTAATTTTTAAAATTGAATCTCCTATTTTAGAAGATAAAGATCTAACACCTCCTTTTCTTAAAGGAATTTTATACTTATGAAGTAGTCGTCTAACAAGATCATAAGATACATTAATATGATTATAAGAAGTTTTAAAGATCTTCACCATTTCATTAATTGTATGTCTCTCATAGAGTTTCTTTAATTCATCTATTGTAACTCCAAGATCAGAAAGATCTAAAGATTTCATAAGTCTCCTTCTTTATAGAAGGCCATCTAAATAACTGGCCTTATCTCTAATTCTTCAACCATTTTTCTAAATCTTCTACAGAAAGAGATTTTAAAGTCTCTTCTCGATCTTCTTGACAATTTCTACAAAGATCTATTCTTTCAATAACTATCTCCTCAGAATTCTTAAATTTTGGAATGAAGTGAATTAAAGATATTGTTATTTGCAATGCTAAAATGATTACTATAAAGGGACAATTTAATCTCATTTTTATCTCCGTTTTTTGTCAATCGTCAAAAATTCCTGGATACTTCTTCTTCATTTCAGGAAGAAGAAGAAACATAATTTCTCTCATCTGGGGATGGGCAGCTTTTGATGTACGAAGCTGCATTATATGATACCACTCAGATAGGGGAGCTGTCATGATAAGTTCTGTCTTATACCCCGAGGGAAGCCAATATCTTGCCTGTTGTGGAGTGCGACCTTTTTGAATGCACCTATCATAGTAATGCTCAAGATATTCTGCAACAGCTTGATCTTCTGCATCAAAATTCCAATCATTGGGAAGGATGAGATTATAATTTCCTTGATATTTACAGTATCTTGTACTTTCTTGACTGAAAGAGCATAATCGATGACGGACTAACTCATGACTGACCCCTCGATCACAGATAATTCTAACTGATTGAGATTTATGATCTATTCCTGGAAGATCGTTTTGATTGATTAACTTTATAGTTGAATCAAAAGGATCATCTTCATTTGGAATCGAGAAAAGAATGGGAAAATTTCTATATAAGAAATAATTAATAGATCTAATTTCTGGAAAAAAATCTCTTTCCCTTATAAAATTCCTCCAAGCTCGAATGTTTCCACTAATGAGATTCTTATTCATAGATGAAAGAGTTAAAAATTTTAAAAACTTAGAATTAAATTCAGATATTGACTCATAAAGGGTATCTGAAACTTCTAAGATGATATTAGCATGTTCCAGAATGGATTCATGGCCTTTTTTAATAATATCTTGAATGAATTTTATAGATGAGGTTTCAGTAATCTTACTTTCTGATTTATAGCAGACTCTTCCATAAAGTTCTAATTGTTGAAAAAGATTTTCAGGATTTATATCTGGAAGAATCTCTATTGATGGTTTAATCAGTTTCATAATTTTCTCCTAACTTTTTAAGATCATTTGAAAATAAATTAACAATTTCTTTATTTAAATGAATATTCTGTTTTGATAAGGATCTTATGATATTAAGAATTAGATCCTTAACTGAAAGATTTCCTTTACTATAATAGACTTTTAAAGCATAATAGATTGTAATATCATCAGTAGCTAACTTCTTCAGTTCGGAAAGAATTTCTAACTTTGTTGATTCTGTCATAATTACCATCCTATTCTTTGTTCTCTGATCTTATTCTTAAATTTCTCCTCTCTATTCTATAGAGAGGAATAGAATTGTTAAAACTACTGTAGCCATAAAAGCACATCCAAAAGGATTAGAATAATGGAAATAGGCTCCAATAGAAGCTCCTATCCAGGGAAAGATAAAGATAAGGGTCCAATAAATATTCATTCATTTTTTCCTTCTGCTTTTGCAATAACTTAACATCCGATTGCAAAATGGTAATAAAAGAATCTGAATAAAGTTGTTATTTTTGGATCAGAATAAAATCTACTTGATGAAAAAGAATCCCAATCTTTACTGCTGCATGAAGAACCACCCATTTTTTTACTTCTCCTTTCTTTTTATATTAAGATTAAAATAATTAAATTTCTGATATCCATGTCATCCCACAAAGGTAAATTTGTTTCATCTCTTCCTCTGTTGGAAATCGAAGATCCTTTTCCTGAAGGATCAGTTCAACATCTTCTCCAATGACAGATATTTGATATTCTTGATAAATCTCATTATAGTTTAAAATCTTTCCATTGAGACCTTTATAGTAATCAAAATTTTCAATAATGACATCAGCTCCAATTGGAAATTTTTGCTCGGGATAGGATTGAATTAAAATTAAATCTTCTTCACGAGCAGACACTAAAATTTTATTAGTATCTGCATTTTCGGTATAATAGTAATAAATGAAATTCCTGTTATTATGGTCAGTTTCAATATATTGAATCTGACCTTGACTGTTGTGAAATTTGGATTTCACAATGTCTAAGATGTGAAATTTAGGATATTTTTGATAAAACATTTTATTTCTCCTCTCTTTAATCTAGAGTTTAATAATATCTAACTTGTCTTCAAATCCTACAAAAGTAAAATCTTCTTCATCAACTGTTTTCTTTAAAAGATAAAGATTCTTATCTTGATCCATGACAAGAAATTTAATAGATATCTTATCTGATTTTATTCTTTTAATTAATGTCTTTACAACTTTTAAAGATCCTAATTGCATTAGTTTCCTTTCTATTCTTTAATTTTTTCATTAAATTTATTAAATGAATGAAATTTCCATAAGATTTAAATTTCTAACCATTTTATTTCACCTCCACAATAAAGCCATTTTTCATCATGACTTGGGCATACCATTTGTGAGGTTCCGGATAGTGGGGTCCTTCAAGAAATTCAATACCATCTCTTTTTGGAGTTCCAAGACCTGGAGCATAGATGGTTATTTTTTGCCCTGAGGCTACTGCATCTTTAAGTTGTTTCTTTGTTTTGAAATTAATTGATGAATACATTTTAAATCTCCTTTTTCCAAACTCTTTATTTAATCTATTTATTATGGTAATTTAATTGAATTAATCGCTCTTAAAGCAGTTCCTCGTCCATTATCCCTAGCATATAAAAAAGGATCTGTCATTTAAGAACTCCTAGTTCATCTAAATTTGAAATATCAATTTCTCCATCTGGGATTGGTTCACAGATGCAAATTTGATTATTAATTTCTGGACAACAAAATTCTTCAAAGCAGATTGAATGATCTCCATCATGGGGATGAATCACAACATGATGGCACCTCTCTTTAGAAACTTTACAAAGATGAGACCCACTACATCTAACAAAATAATTCGACATCTAGCTTCTCCTTCTATAATCTTGTAACAATAAATAAAGACAAAAACAAAGACAAAGACAAAAACAATACACGCGCGCGGGAGATTTCTCTTATCTGACAAATTAATATTTTAATCCATATCTTTTACCCTTCTCAATCATGTCTCCTTTTTAAAACTTTAAGTTTACTAAGTAAACTTACTTTTTCCCCAGTCAAAATTTTCTTTTTATTTTTCTCCATTCGACTCAATATTAAGGAGAATCTCATGGAAGGCTTCCTTTTCTTTTGGGGAAGTTGCTTCCTGCTCTAACTCCCAGAAGAGTTCCCTTTCTTTCTGATGGAATTTCTTCATAACTTCTTTCAAATCTTTTTGGGGAAGGGATGACATCTTGTTAATTAAAGATTGAGGAAATCCTGACATGATCATATCTTTCATTTGATTAGCGGTCATAATTTTTCTCCTTTTAGCTGTTCTTGACTAGTAAATAAGGTTATTCCATAATTTAAAACTTTTTTATACATTTCTTTTCTGGCAGCATTAGCTGCGTCAACGGCATAAGTATAGGCTGTATCACCGGCAGCATTATAGGCGGTTTGATAGGCAGCCCAGGCAGCATCACTGGCGGCAATATCGGCATCAGCGGCAGCACAGGCAGCATCGTGGGCATAAATATAGGCTGCATGAGCAGCTGCTGCTGCAGCATCGGCGGCATAGTCGGCGGCACAGGAATAGGCATCCTCGGATGCAGCATAGATGGCATTATGGGCGGCACAGGCATAGACGTCAGAATGATTAGTATCATCCAAACATCTTTTCGCCGCTTCAATGGCCAACCTTGGCTTTTTAATATCTGGATACTTTTTTTCAAAAAGATCCAGAACTGATTCCGCTGAAAAGATTGCATACCTGACAACATTCTGCCTATCCAATATATTCGAAATTAACCAGTTAGCCCACTGGAATCTTTCTTCCTCCATGAGCTTACGAATGATGACCATGAGATCATCATCTTGTTGAGAGGTAAACCAATTAATTCCTTCTTTACAGGCATGGTAAGACTCCAAAAAATCAAGAGTTATTTTCATAGTCTGTTACTCCTTTTCAATCAATGATATCCCGTAATTCAAAATTTCTACATATAAATTCTTTTTTGCGGCATTAGCAGCTGCAACTGCGGCATCGATGGCATAGGCTGCAGCATGGCCGGCATAGGTTGCGTCATCAACTGCGGCTTGAGCTGCTGAGGCGGCTCCTGCTGCAGCAGCTGCAGCATTGTAGGCTATGGTATCGGCGGCATCGGCAGATTGGAATGCAGCATAGATGTCTGCTGCTGCAGACAAATTAATCAAGCATTCCTTTGCAGCCTCGATTGCCAGTCTTGGCTTATCGTCCTGAAACCTTTTTTCATAAAGGTCAAGAACCGACTCTGCTGAGAAAATTGCATATTTAACAATTTTCTCTTTATTCAAGGTTTTCAATATTAACCAATTGACCCATGGAAAATTTTTTTCTTCCATGAGCTTATGAATGATAATCTCCAAATCACTATCTTGTTGAGAATTAAACCAGATGATTGCTTTTCTACATGCATGGTTGGCTCTTAAAAAGTCGAGTGTTATTTTCATATTATCTCCTTGCTAATGACATTGATATCTATGCTTTTGCACTTTTGAAGGCCGAAAAACTCCTACCATCTAAGGAGGCAAAATTACATTCTTCCCCAGTTTTTGGTGCAAACAATTTTTTGTATTTTCAAGGCTTCATATTGGCCTTGGAATGTCTGCAGTTGAGAGAGATTCAGTATCAGTGGAATATGAAGTAAATCCAGAGCAAAGTCCTGATCGGGGAAAAGACAGTCTCCTGATATATGGAGCTTGTTTCCTCTCTGGTTTCCAAGGGAAGCGATCTCACTGGTTTGCAGAGCTTTGAGTTAAGTCCACAGGATTGATCTTCTGTGATCTGTCCTCAGCTTTATCAAATGCTTGATGGTCTTCCTTTTTGAGTAGTAGCTTACTTTGTTAAGGCTCCTTTCATAGCTTTCTTTGCGCATTCATACGCTGGAACGCAGTCGATCCATAATCAGAACTACCTGGCAAGAAATAACATAAATCTGTTTCCCATTCAAGAGATTACTATCTTTGGCAAACCTCATATTGTTACCAGAGATCTGTTCAGAAGGTTACCAAAAAATCCATCATTTAGTTCTCTACCGATCTCTCGGCCTGCCAGATCTATTTTCTCAGGTTCTTCCTGGAATTGAGTATCTGAAGCAGTACTTTGGCTTCACGGACAGTTTCTTGGCTATGATTAGCTTCGTAGATCTGGCTCTGAGAGGGTTTTTCAAAGTTTTGCTGCAAACTTCCCTCTGGAGATTATTCGCTTGTAACTCATTTATTAGAGATACATTATTCATCCTATGCTTTTACCCAACCAGCAAAAGTATAGTTATTCCTTCTCAATTAATGTAATTCCTGACTGAGAGATATTCCATAATTTAAAATTTTTATGTACATCTCCTTTCTGGCGATACCAGAATCACCAGCATGGGATATGGTATCGTAGACTACGGCTGCTGCTGCATCATCGACTGCAGCTTTGGCGACATTAGCTGCGTCATCAGTTGTAGTTATGGCATGGACAGCCGCAGCAGTAGCTGCGATATAGGCAGCTGTGGCAGTGGCTACAGCTGCAGGATAAGTAACCGTAGACAAGGCATCATAGGCTGCAGTATCAGCAGCATCAGCTGCAGCCTGAGCAGACTTGAATGCAGTATCGGCATCAACTGCAGCATGAATAGACTGGAATGCATTATAGGCTGCACTATGGTGGGATGCTGTAGGTAAATCAATTAAACGCTTCTTCATAGCTTCGATAGCCAGTCCTAGTCTATTCTCCTGATACTTTTTTTCATGAAGATTCAAAGCTAATTCAGCTGAGAAAATTGCATATTTAACAATTTCCTCTTTATTTAAAACTCTTGACAATAACCAGTTAGCCCATTGAAATTTCTCTTCTCCTATGAGCTTGTTAATGATGATCTCCAGATCATCATCTTGTTGATGAATAAACCAATCGATTACTTTTTTATCTGCATGATTAGACTTCAAGAATTTAAGAGTTATCTTCATAGTCTGTTACTCCTTTTCTATTAATGAGATTCCGTAATTCAAAATTCTTATGTACATATCTCTTCTTGTGATACTAGCATCGCCGTTATGGGACATGGCATCGTAGACTGCAGCATTAACTGCGTCGTCGACTGCGACTGCGGCATAAGATGCAGCATAGGTGGCTGTAGTTGTGGCTGTGGCATAGGTAGCTGCTGCTGCGGCTCTGACATAAGCAGCTGTGGCTATGGCTACAGCTGTGGGATAGTTAGTCGTAGAAATGGCATCGTAGACGGCAGTATCAGCATCACTGACTGCAGCCTGGGCAGCTGTGACTATGGCTGCTGCTGCAGCATAATCGGCAGACAAATTAATTGAATATTTTTTTGCCACCTCAAGAGTCGATCTTGGCTTATCGTTTTGATACTTTTCTTTACAAAGATCAAGAACCAACTCTGCTGAGAAAATTGCATACTTAACAAGTTTCTCTTTATTCAGAATCCTCGAAATTAGCCAATTAGCCCACTGAAATTTTCCTTCTTCAATGAGCTTATGGATGATGATTTCCAAATCATCATCTTGTTGAGAGACAAACCAATTAATTTCTTCTTTGCCTGCATGATTCGATTTTAGGAAATTGAGTGTAACTTTCATGATTTTTCTCCTTTTCAATTAATGTTGCTTTTATGAATGTCATTCCATTTTGAGTAGAAATAGCTCTTCATTTAGATTTAATATGTAATCAAAATGTTGTCATTTACTACTGTGTTATCGTTTATCGTTTTTCGTTTATCGTTATTATTTTCATATTTCTTCCTTGTCCTCTCTTTCATTTATTCTTAACTGTATTTCCATGAGCATCTGCATCATGGTATCAATTCTCCCTTCTATGCCATCAATCCTTTGGTTGAGATGCCGAAAATCTTCTTCCTGATTACTTTTGATTCTTGCTATATCTGCTTTTATTTCTCCTGTTCGATCCTCTATTGCCTCGTAGATTACTTCCAGAGATACTTCTTCCGTATCCCCTCGAAATTCATTCAGATTCAGATTCAGCGGATTGAACTTTTCGATCGTCGTCAAAATATGGATATTTTTAAGGTATAAATTACTACCAGAGTATTCTCTTATTTGTGGCATATTTTCCCTTTCATGGTATACATTTGATTAAATTTTTACACCAAAAGATCCCTGGCAGACAGTGCCTGCCAGGGATTCCTCAAAAAAGATGGCATTAAGCCTTTGCGATTCGATCCGCAAAGTATTGCTCTGCTATCTCAGGGAAATTGCGTTCAGAAAGCCACTCAAAGGCTTCCCCATCCGTGAGGGAATAGATATCTTTTCCTCCAGAATACATAGATCCACAATGGGTGGCATATATGGACATTGCGCCACCTTCTCCGTAGAGAAACCATCTACCACCCTTTGTTCGATAAAGGGTTTGGGAACAATACTTGAAGTTCCCTTCAGGGTATCCATTGTTCCACGTGGTGATTGTTTCAGCTGTGTTGGTATCGTATATTTTATTATCAATAATCTTCTTCATGGCTTTTTCTCCTTTTGCTGTTTTTTAAGGTTATCTTGTCTGAAAAATTTTATTAAGCTACCCTGATCCTATCAGGGAAGTATTGTTGTACTTCGTCTACAAAATTTCGCTTTGTTAGCCACACAAATGCCTCCCCATCAGTGAAGGCGAAAACATCTCTTCCTCCGCAGGGAATAGATTCATGGATTGTTCCATATATGGAGAGGTAACCTCCCTCTCCATAGAGAAACCATCTTCCTTCATTTGTTCGATACAACTTTTGCAGGCAGTGCCGGATATCCTCTTTCGGATATCCATTCCACCAGGTTACGAGTACTTCGGCCGTATCTGTATCGTACACTTTATAATCGACGATTTTTTTCATGACTATTCTCCTTTTTAATTTCTGATTTGATTTTTCTATTATAGTTACTTCGACTTGGTTGATACTATTCCTTTTGGCGTGATAACTTATGCAGTGAATATGACCTCTTCATATTTCAGAAGAGATGAACGCCATGTTTGTATTTCATGTATACGGCGCATGATGTCATCGCGTATTTCTTCTAATTTTCCTGTGACTAAATCCACGGTATTTCCCCAATCGAACTTTTTCAATTGGTCTCCCCAGACTAGGGTCGGCATCTTATCAAAGATTGTTCCATTCCAGGAATCAACCTGGCATAATTTTTGCCCGAATGTGAATTTATCACATTCCTCCCCATCTACAAAAAGCAGAATTGTATTTTTTCCGTCTTCCTTGATAGAACGTATGATCTTAACTTCGTGATTCTTGTCCATTTTTTCTCCTTCATAATTTCCCTCTTGTTTTTCTTGAGACGAGGAGTGGAGGGCATCTCCATCATCTCCATCACATATTCGGTTGATACTGTTTATGGTAATTTTAACATTTTATCAAGCTTTTGTGGTTAATGACTAAATAATGTTTTTAATTTATGATTGTTTGACTCCTAGAGAGATTTCAAGGCCGATTCTATAATCAGCCTTTCTTTTGGTGAGAGAGAGGAAAGATAAAGTTCCACCGGAGATTTCCCTTTCTTTGATTTTTGTGAATCAGCGGTAATCGACTTAATATGTTTTATCTTATTTTCTGCTGCTGCCCTATCAAGAAGGGCTTTCTTTAATGTAGTGAAAATCATGTTACAGGGAATAAATAAGAAGCAACTTTGACATTTGGGATTTCCTGAATTATAGGAAATCCCCAGACAGGACGGTCTGAGATTGAGAAATTGATATTCTGAGAATTCTTCGGTTACTGAAGAATTTTGATCAGAAAATAACAATTTCTTTGGAGTGGAGATAATTTTTTCCACTCCTTTTTTATGGTCGATTGATTGAGAAACGATTTCTGAATCTTTCAAAATTTCTTTTTTGGAATCGGAAGGAAGTGGATCTTTCCTTCCCTTAAAGGGAGGAATTATCGTTGACATATCGATTCTCCTTAAGCTTATCTTTTTGTAGTGTAAAGTTTCCAAAAAGGTTCGGTCTTTTTTTTCTATGCTAATATGGTACCACTTCTTTGCCGGCAAAGTCAAGAAAAAAATTCGGAAAAAGTTTCGGAAAAAAGTTTGGGTTGGTTCTTTGGGTCTTCGGTTCTTCGGTTCTTTGGTTCTTTGGCTTTTTTGGCTATAAATCCCTTACTAATGTGGGTTGCTTTGTCTCTTGTGAAGAACTAAGGCTTTTACTTTGGTGGTCTTAAATTGATTCTCTAACTTGTTGTTTTATTTGATTTATTTAATGGTTTGGTTTGTTTTTGAAAGGAAAGACGGGATACTTAGCTTAAATTTGTATCCCGTCTTGATATTTCTTATTTTTCCTCCTCAATAATTCTATCTTCCTCCTCTTCATATTTTTTGAAAAAATCATCTACAATGTCATTTATGAACTTCTTTATTGTGATTCTGTTTGTTGCTGTGTAGATTTTAAGTTTGTCATGCAAATTTTTGTTAAGATCGACGAATAACATAGTATCCTCCTTTTGATTTATGGATTAACACAAGATTAATTTGGACAATATAGCATACTTTTCGAAATATGTAAATAAATAATTTTGGGATTGAGGTAAGTTGCTGATTAGACTGGGTTTCTTATTTTCTTCAATAATTTTATCTTTTTTCGAGATTTTTAGTGTAATACTATAATATTGAGTAAATTTTAAGTTTGTTACGCAAATTTTTATTAAAATCGACTAATAGTATAGTGTAATTTCTCCTTTTTAATTTATGGTTTATTATAAGAATAACTTGAAAAACTTGTTGGATAAAAAATTCCTCGTTAAAACTCGACTTCGCTTGTAACTCATTGTTTTTATTTAGATTTTTTGAGTTTTTTGCTTTGTAAAAATAGCGAAGTAAATGAGAATGAAAAATGAACTTCGCTTCTAAGTCTTTGTAATTTCTAGTTTTATTCCGTTTTGTTAAAGTTTGTATTTTCTAAAAAAGAAATTCTATCGAGAAATTAAGGGTTTGATTTTTCAAGCGAAAATGGCTATGAAAGTTAGCGAAGGAGAAAAGGTCGTCTGAAAGGTGAACTTTAATAAATATTCTAGTATAGTATATTTATATTATATATATTATATATATTATATATATTATATATATATTATATATATAATATATATAATATAAAGTAATATGTGTATGTAAAATTATATAAAAAATTTGTACACCACAAGAGAGGGGGGCTTTTTTAGGTAGTTTCTTCTTCGCTTCGATTGTGCTAAATCATTGATTTTGTTAAAAGTCGTTTTTTCAACCTCTAATAAAATCAATGAGTTATGCCCACCTTTTCTTTATGAGAGTTACAACAATAAAATCAATAGGTTGTTGGCCATATAGCATTTTTGAGAAAATTCCCGAAAAGTTTTTTTCTTGATATGTTTCTTCAATAAAATCAAAAAATTAATTGCGAAGATGAATTTTTTGACGTCTCTACTTCGCTATTTAGCAAGACTAACATTTCCTCGGAAAATCAAAGATTTTGTTGCGAAGACGATTTTTTTCAGCCCTTTTTTTAGCACAGTATTGACCTGTATCTCTTTGTATGTTATGATATTTTTACTTACTTTTTTTTAAGGATTTTCAATAAAAACAAATACTTAGAAGAAAAGGAGATAAATTATGTTTTACAAAAGTAACTAATTTCTCAATATTTTCAATGGTTTGGGAGCGAAGTTTAATTTTTAGACTTAATTATTTAATAATTTTTTTTGTGAGTTACTTTTTTTTAATTTGGCAAAAGTACTTAAACCTTTGAAAAATATAACGTTTTAAAATGACTCCGCTTCTAATTTGTTGTTTTTATTGAACTAAAGTTATCTTTAAAAAGTTTGAGGCAAAGATTTTTTCAGTAAATTAGGAATTTTGCCGAATAATTCAGTATGCAAGATTTGTGCCAAACTTAACTTATTGATTTTGTTGGTTAAAAAGTAACTTCGCTTACAACCTATTGTTTTTATTAACCTTTAATTAATTTAAGAAAGGAGTAAAGTTTTGAAAAAAAGAACAGAATTACAGGAACTTCTATACATTTATGGCGATTCTACTTGCTTATCTCTCATAAATCTCTCTTATAAAAAGAAGTTTTTCAAATCTATGGAGACCGCAAGATCGGAAATATCCGCAAAATATTGTGAAATCTTGATTAAGAAGGGTATCCATCGATTGAAAAAACTCAATTTAAACAATAGAATTGCAGATGCAAGAAAACATGGAACAAATCTCATCTATAGAGACTTAGATTCAGCTATAAAAGAACTTGGAGAAACTCTTGTTCTTGATATGCTAAATCATAATCTTAGATATCGATTTGAACAAAATATTCCTCTTTTTAAACTTTGTGAAACAACAGATAGAGATTTAATTATTGCAGAGGAGAACTGGATAAAAATGAAATATGAAAAACAATGGAAGTCAAGAATTGATAAAGAAGGTTTCTCCTTCTCCTATCCTTCGGATAGGGGAGTTCTTCCTAGAAGAGAATTAACATCTTTGGAAAGGAGAGATGAGGAATTTCAAAGAGAATGTAGGAAGAGACAACGAGAAAAATCTCTTGATAATTATGATCCAGATGCTGACCAACCAGAAGTCATTAAGTTGGAAAGTCTCAATGAGAGAAAATTGAAAAATCTGGAAATTCAACATGAGGATTCAGAGAAATCAGAGAAAGATGAAAATCTCAAATAAGAATCAAATGAGCTGTATGATCTTAAATGGGATTCTCAATCGGATTTTCTTTTCTATAGATTTGGGCATCTTCTAATTAAGAGATATTTAGATTTCCATATCAGGAAATTCCATGAAGTAAAGAATAGTTAAAGAGTTATGATGGGAGATAAGAGAAAAAGTTTAAGATTTCTTATCAAACTTAAACTTTTCTTAT